ACCGGTTGCGTAGCATGAGCACTTGAGGCAATTGTTACAGCACCAAATGCACCAACATCATTTACGGCCCATGCTGTAGTAGTAGGCGGAGTAAATGTTAACGGACTGAAACTAACTCCAGCCGCATCTTTAATAGTCTTACCAGTTCCTAATACAACTGGAGTATCGACGTGGAATTGTGTTGCTGTTGCTACATCTCCACCAACAACAGTATATAAGAACTTCAAACTGGTAGCCGTAGATACTCCAGCAGAATATGAAGCGGTTCTTAATGTACTATTAATATTTAAAATTAATGTTGGAATACCAACTACAACAGCGTTCTTTGTGGTTGCTACAGAAACGGTTATCACGTCAGCAGTTACTGGTTGCGTACCGTGAGCATTTGAGGCAATGGTTACCGTATCAAATTCCCCAACACTATTTACTTCCCATGTTGACGTTGAATCAGGACTAATTGCCAGATTCATTGGGTTACCATAAGAATCTTTTATGGTCACACCAGAACCACATACAATAACAGAAGCTACATCAACTTCTCCAGCATAAGCTAAATCGGCGGAAACAACAGTATAATGGAATATCAGTAAAGTGTCAGTACCATCAGGATCTAATGGATCATATACTAATGATCTTGTTTCCACACCAACGGTCAATGCGACAGTAGGTACACCAACCACAGTAACAGGACTTGATGTTGATACAGCCAATGTAATGATATCATCGGTTACTATAGAATCACCGGATGCACCGTCATGTTGTGGAGCAGCACTCGATGCTGTAGGTACCGTAGAATCAACTGAAATGAGCTTTAATTGATCCATTTGAGCAGCCGCAATAACTCTGGATGCATTTTGATAAGTTACAACCGCAATTAATGCGGCATTCCCACCACTTAATGCAACACTTGGAGTACTAGTATAACCAACACCAGGATTAATAATAGTTACAGTGTTAATAGAACCAGAATTAATAGTACATGAAGCTCGGGCTTGAACTGTAGCTCCCCCGCCACTAAACAAAATAGTAGGTGCTGTAGTGTATCCCGTATTAGTCCCAGCAATTATGCAACTTGTAACCGTACCATGAGTTTCTTTGATTGTTCCACCATTTAATTCTATAGGTGAAGCAGCGTAAACCTCACCGTATGTACAATCATCACCAGCTTGAACATCATATGGAAATGTTAAAATACCATTAGCGTGGGCTGATCCATCAACATATGGGATGTTTCTAGCCTGAGTATTAAAATATATAGTCAAATAAGGAAATCCAGTAATAGTTACTGGTTCGCTATATTTAACATTAAACGTAATAGTATCTCCCAATTTATACGGGACTTCTGACCCAACATCGTAAAAATCTCCAGTTGAATCCGTATAAAAAGGTTGTCTAATATTACGGGTTTGATAAACTTCGTTTACAGATGCTACGGCAGCGCCAATCAGGTCGCTAATCGATACTAAAACTTCATTGGTAACAGGATCGCACCAACCGAATTCGGTTGCAATGGCATCACGCGCCCAATCAGGCGGTCTTGATTTTGTCCATAAAGGCATAGATACACTCTTCCTTACTAATTTGTTCTACTTTAATATTTAGTTCTTATTTTTACTACTGGTTTCTCATCGATATAGGACCGTATGGGTCGGGCACAGGAGGATTAATTATGATTTGTTCGGGTTCAGGTAATTTATCTTTATCCTTATCCTTTTTCAATTTCTTCTTTACCGCCTCAATTAAAGATAATGGCAAAGAATCGATCATACTCATCTCCTATATTTAGTAATCGGAAAATCCAGAACTTCAATACTATCTATATTTATAATATTCGGATTGTACGAATCATTCTTTATACCTAAATACTTGAAAATTCTGTCTAAACCAACCCATATGGCGCCTTTTTTTGACATAATTCCAAATATCTATCTCCAAATCATAATCTTTAAAATATCCTAATTCACTAAATTTTTCTTCCCAAAAAGACTTAGGTTTTAGAAAAACGTGACCATTTCCACCTTGACCTGGTTGCGCTGATGAAAATATTATAAGGTCCGATAAACCACATAAATTTAATAATGCTTTAGGTATGTGTACCTCATTTATATGCTCGAATACCTCTAAACAAATAGCAACATCATAACCCACACCACCCGTGTCGCCTTTAAAAGCAAAGATTCCTAGATTACAAATATCCTTTTTAATTATTAAATCTTTAGAAATAACACTATTTTCAACGGCAATAGGATTTATTTCCATACCTTTAACATATATACCGCCCCGTTCAATAAAAGGTTTTAAATAGAGCCCAGTACCACATCCAACATCAACAACACTAGTAGGATTTATAAAATTTAATACAGCTTCACCTAAAGTTTTAGAAAACGGACCTTCCTCTTCTGTTAAACGTAAATAATATTCTTTATCTAAAGGTTCGTGTTTGTGTACCAACATAAGTACATCTCGAAATTCGCCATAATCATCTACTTCACCTATTACTCCACAATTGAATTTGCTCCTATCGATCTCATTTTCAAGAAACTTACATCCTATATCATCACGGCCAATAAAATAATCATCAAAGAAAATTGCGGTATCAGGACCTATTAACCTCTGAACATTTTGCCAATCTTTTCGAATGGTATCAACGCTATGTCCACCATCAATATAAATAAAATCCATTATAGGTAAAGCACATTGAGGTAATGTATATGTTGAATCTCCTTTAAATAAACATACATTAGCTCCAGTATTTTGCACTATGTTAGATTTAACAACATCTATAGGTGGAGGAGAATTATAACCTTTCAAAACTTCATCCTGAGTCTTTTTTTCATTCGATTTTTCGAATATATCTATACCATAATATGTAATTTCATTTTGAGGAGCAAGCGATGTTTTAATCATCCCAACGGCATTATCGCCATTAAAAGTTCCTATTTCCAATATATTTCGAACTTTATGTGTTTGTAAATAATCAAACATTGGTTTATAATGGCGACCGCGTTCTTTAAGCCATTTCTTTATATCCCATTCCGATATTTCATCAAATCGGCCGCCAGATGCTTGTGAAAATAAATGGAGTACTTTAGTTTTTGGACTAACATTTATAGTCCCATCATAAAATTTAAGAATTTCATGACCACCAAAACCACCATAAACGCGAAATTCGCCAATTTGGACTTTAGATAAATTTTCCTTGATAATTTTGGTTAATAATGCTGGTCCCGTATCACCCCATTTTATAGGAATAAGGTGATTTAATAAACGTTTTTTACACTCATGTATTAACTCCCCAACAATAAAACTTTGTGGTTTAGCCATAATGATAGCATTATTAAATGGATGTTCACAATCTTCCATTTTCGATATATCCATAGGGACTAAAATGTCTTTATCTCCCAAATCACCAGTTATATCTAATAACCACATAGTATCCAAATCAGCTACAATACCACCACGCTCATAAAGAATATTCCATTGTATATAATCTTTTTGAATAGCTGGGACATATTTGAGTAAACTTTCCGGTAAATCATAATGTTCAAATTTAACTCTTGGATTTTTTTGTAAATATTGGATATATTTTGAATCCGGTAATCCTTCGGTTTCAATGATAGTGGCACCATCAACCGTTTGGGTGTGGAGTGCCGATACCACCGCTCGATAATACCCAAAATTAAATTTTTTATTGGATGTTACGATAAAATGGATTCTCATATACCTACTTTTCTAAAATATGCCTTTAATGCGATATTTTCTTTAATATCTTCCATTAATTCCTTAGCATATGGTAAACCTTCTAAAATACCTTCTAAAGAAATGGAATTGGGGATTTCAAAATCATCACATTCCTTTTCAGTCATTCCTTCAAAATACAAAAATACAAAATCCATAATCATCATATCTGAACGAGATAAATTACCAAAATCTCGATAAGTTCCTCGCACAAATTCAACGTCACGAACCGGAAGTTCTTTAATACCTCCACCTAAATCACATCCACTAACACTACGACCATATTTCCTTAAACTTAAAACATCTGCAAACCAAAGCATTTTCAATACCTTTTCTTCAAAACGGTATTGGCTTTTTATCTCTAAATAATAATATGCATCTAATACCTTGTTAGTATTCATATATTTGTATCTGCTGTTATCGATTCTAAATACTCTCTTGTGAATGTTATAGGAAACCTTGGGATTAATAATTTATTGAACAAAAAACGTTGAATGGGACCAGGAGAATATGAAATAGTAATGTGCTGAATGAAAATCGGATAATCTGACTGCGCTCCACAATTCCTAGCTATTCGATTTTGTTGTTTTACTATAGGATGGTTATAGATTAAAACCAACGCTCCATTTAATGTCGCTAATCTATATGTTGTAGGACTCAACGTCAAATTATTCTGATATGTGTTATAACCTTTAAATGGAACTCTACTATAAACCACCGTAGAATGCATCTTTTCTGGAGCTTCAACATTTTTTATATTATTATCTTGAGCCCATTTGTATAAAGTAGTAGAAGATGGTCTATCCAATAGAAAATACGAAAATGTTATATTTTCATCCGGACTCGGAACTTTCGATTCTTCTAACTGAGCCAACTTTGCAAATACCGCGTTTAATGTCACCGACATAGAGAAATTTCACTTTCTTGGCCTAAACGATTCCCCAATATATTATATAGTTCGATTGCATTTGAAACTGACATATTTGGTGGTAATCCGCCCACAAAAGACTGAAAAAGACCAGACATAACAAAATCCCTCATCACAGTACCAGAAATAAAATTTCTATCTGGTGAACCCACAACTTGAAAATTGTGGATAAATTGCGTTTTATTTAAGCTCTTTTCTTTATCCTCAAGATTAATATAATTTTTAATTTTTTGGAGATCAATCAAACGGTCGCCACCAACCACCAAAGTAATATCATTAAAATGTAAAGTATCCGATAAATAAGTTACCGCATTGAAAGGATTAGTAACTTCCGGCACATTAAGACAACTTATCCATTTAGCTAGCGCCGGCGACGAACCATAATCCGGATATGGTGGAACCGAGTTTCGTAAATAGTATATTTTTTCTTCAACTGAGAGAGGATTGTTATTCAAATCATTTTTCTTTTCATCGCACACTCTACTAGGAAAAACTACAATAGGATCAATACGAGCAATAACCCCCATATGTTTAAATAATTCCATATGTCCATATGTTGGTGGTTGAAACCTACCAAATGTAAAAATAACTCTTCTCTTATCCATGATATTTTTCCATTAATCGTTTAGTGAAATTATTCCTACTAACTAACTTATAATATATCCCGGTATCATTCAATATTAAACCTTCGTGTGTTGTTCTCATCCCATTATAAAATACATCAAACGGATCTTCAATTTCCTCTAAAAATTTAACTTTCAATTTTTCCAAATAATCGAAAATAATAATCATCATATCAAAACCAATTGAAAATGCTCCCGAAAAAAGTGAACTATGATATTTCTTTGGAACATGGTCTCGTAAAAGTATAGTGAAATTAGGTCCCGAAATTTTATAGTTCGCCGAATCAGACCTATTCATACATTTTATAAAATGTTTGGTTAATTTATTCTCCGAAACATATGTCAATAATTTCTGAAAGTGTCCGGAATTTAAAATATCATTAAGGTAATTATTATATTTAAAAAACTCACAACGTTTTGTAGCGTCCCATTTCAATTGCAAATCCGAATGATCCACCACATAAATTTTGGAAGAAGTATTACACCGAAAAAACATATCCTGAATAGATTTTAAATGATATTCAGGCATTTCATATAATGTATATGTTTCTCCAGTTTCGAATACATCGTACACCGAATGAATTACCATACCTAAATCACTCCGAATTATTTTAATTGCCTCAATGCTTTCCGCATTAATACCATAGGTTAATAAATTAGGAGTAAATCCAATATATTTCTTATCATTATCTCTAAATATTTCCATATTTCCAAAAAGTAAATCGCAATGTACATACATTGCGGATCCTGGAGAACCATAAGCCCGCAATTTATTCGAAGCGGTTTCTATCATATATCTAAAATATGGAGATGATTTAGGATAATGTTTTTCAATATCTTCTGGTTTATAAATCAGTTTTGGATTACTTTTAGAATTAAATCCATTTTTAGTTGCGACAAAAAACTTACCATTTTCTAGGTGATGACCATATATGATCGAAGGATTACCATCCCATTTAACCTTATATTTAATCTCACCTAGAATAAAATAAAAAAATATTGAACATAATTTTTCTGGATCTTCAAATATAAGATTATCAATATGATTTAAATGAGGTTCAATAAACATAATTATAATTCCAATAATTCAATTAAAAGCATTTCAGGTGTCATTATCCAAGCTACTCTTCGTCCTTTAAATGCTTTAGCGAATTCCGGTTCTTTAACTATTAAGCAACCACAGTTTCTATAAAAATTCAATGACTCGTTTAATCGGTCTACAGTATAACAAAGATGATGCAATCCTCCACTAGTTTTATCTAAAAAACGTTTAACTGGAGAATCATTTCCAATAGGTTCCACCAACTCTATTAATGTTTTTCCTATACCTTGTGTAATAAAAGTAACATTAACTTCCTGTTGAATATCTCTATAAACTTTTCTAGACCAAATAACACCCAAATGTTTCGAAAAACCTACTACACTTTCTAGAATACTTCTTACAACATATCCTATATGGTCTAAATCTTTAAACATTCTTTATTTCCTCAGGAATTATCATCTCCGCATTTTCATAAATTTCCTTTACTCGTTTCAAAATAATGGGTACATATTTTTTATATGGAAATTTGGGAGATTTTATAAAGTTATAAACTCGTTCAAAAGAATCAGTATCATGACTGGAAGCATTTTCCCCAAGAATCTCTTTGATAACTTCTCCGAGTTTATTACTAATAAATTCTTTTTTCAACGTCGTCCTTGTTGTCGTAGGTTTTCCACTTTTTCCCTCGATAGACTGTATGCCCCAATATAGTCCACCGGGTTCTAAATATAATCTATTCCATCGAACAGGAATATTTTCATATTTTTTAACCACATTTAATTTAATCAATGACGCAATAACAGAAAGTAAAATATTCCTGTGTGCACCTTTATAATTAGAATCTCTAGTCGATAGATAAAACCATGATGCGTAGGATATATTATCAACGAATATGAGGTCAATTTGACACCACCTATCCGTTCGACCGTTCGCCGAATCGTAAATAGGGAAAGCAAATGATATAATATTAAGGTTCTTTAATATTCTAATCTCCGGTGGATTTATCCCAATTTTCAACTTTTCTTTTATTTGCTCAAGTGTTAAATTCGCTATTTGTTCGCTACCACGGAACACAATGAAATCAATGTCTCTGATAGGTATACTTATCGGATTTTTACAAAAAGAACCCGTAACCCATATATCCCCCTCACTCAAATTTAAAACATCAAAAACCTCACGTTTAGCTACCACATGAGTAATCTGTTCTTCACTATAGTTAAGTGGAACTGCCATTTTAATAGCTTTTTGCATTATATTTTCCTTTGTAGGCAAGGAGGGACTTGAACCCTAAAGGGATATCTCCCAACGGATTTTAAGTCCGTCGCGTCTGCCAATTCCGCCACTCGCCCACAATATTCGCTAATCATAATCTACTTAACTAGTATAGCATACTATCAAAGAAAAATCAAACAGGCGATTGTGCGTTAAAGCAAGTTATATAAGGATATATTGTTGGTGTATTAGGTGGTGCCGTCAATGGCACAATTGGTATATATTGTATTTCTGGGACCTGATACCCATAATGGTAATGGTCTGGGACCTGATACCCATAATGGTAATGGTGATGTGTAATTTGGCATTTCTTTAATTCATTTACATCCGATATTAGTTTATCCAAAGTTTTCATTATTCTGTCAAAAAGCTCTCGTAATTCTGTTTCGGTCATATTATTCTCCAAACTTAAAACCTTTAAATTTTTCCTTCTTATCAAACCGTTTTTTATTAGGTTCTGTCATATCTAATTCACCATCAACCAAATTTTGTGCGGCGGGATCAACATCAAACATACGCATTTTTGGCTTATCAACACCTATAATAAACTTACGATTTTTTGCTTTATCCCTATAACGATTTTTAATTTGTTTTACCATCATCTGACCCAATTGCTCAAGACTTTCATCCTGAACTATTACAACAACAAAATCGGCAGTGGCCGGAAGTCCAAACGATTCCGCTGTATCTTCCATTCCAGGATCCGAATTTGTAAATCCTGATCTAGTCAATTGAGTTCCTGATACGATAGGAACACCAAATTCTACAGCCAATCCTCGCAACTCTTCCGCTACAGATTTAATAAAACTGTAAGTGTTTACCGAACCACCCATCTTCATTCTGGATGAGGCGCAAATATTTATATAATCTACGTAAATTATTTTAGGTTTAAAATTCTTCTTTAAGAATAACTCATTTAATAAATGCCGAAAATGCCCGACATGAGCACTAGCCGTAGGATATTCCTTTATGATTAATTTACCAACAGTCTTTTCTCGGATACGACTTATCCGTTTCATATAAACATCTTTTGGTAAATCCTTCAATAAATCTAATTCCACATCTAATAAATTAGCATCAATCCGTTCCGCAATTCGTTCTTCGGACATCTCAAGTGTGATGTACAAAACATCAAACCCCATACTCATGGCACCAGCAGCCATATGACACATAGCTAACGTTTTACCCACACCAATACCACCCATAATAATATTTAAAGTTTTCAAAGGCAAGCCACCATTTGTAATGGTATTGAAATATTTTAAATCGAATGGTACTCTTTTTTCTACTGTATGATAAAATTCGAATCGTTTTTCCGAATCTTCTATATAATTGTGGCCTACATGAGGATCAAAACTAACTGCAAGAGCATCGGCTAAAATCTTAGGGATAGAACCTTTATCCTTAGTTTTAGATTCACCATTACTTATTTCTATTGCCTCATACAAAGCAATATCGATGGCTCTCTCCTGACAAAACTTTTCCGTTTCATCTATAAGCCATTCGGAAATATCCTTTTCTTCTCTAACCTTCAAAGAATTAAGAATTTCGGCTATATTTCCGATTTGTGATTCGGTTATCTTTTGTTGCGCTATGGCAATTTGTAAAGCTTCAATTGAGGGTAATGTATTGTATTTTACAATAAATTCGTTAATACTTAAAAAGATCGCCCGTTCCGAAGGATCTTCAAAGTATAGATCTTTTAAGAATGGTAATGATTTTCTGGCATAATCTTCATCGTGGATTAAATTTCGTAAAATGGTTTTCGAGATCGGCATTTTTTATTTTTTCATCTTCATCATCCAACTTATCATAACACAAATCGCAGAGGAGATCATCATATTTCTCAATATAGATATCCGTACCACACAAATAACAAAACGTATGCCACATTACTTAACGTTTCCTCTTAAAATTTCTTTTTGTTCCGTTATCGAAGATGAAAGAATATCAATAATAATATCCCCCAACAAATCTATAAAATCCTGATTATTAAAATCATCATTCGTTAAATTTTTAGGATTTTCTATAACTTCAAAATCGAATATAATTTTCATTCTATCCAATTCTTCTTCGGGTTTAAATCCAATTTTACCATAATGGTAAATCAAACCATCATATCTAGGATCCTTTAATTTGATGGCTGCAAATTCCTCATTCTCTTTATCTACAAAAACATAAAGTGGTTTACTCATTTTCTACCTCTTCCGTTTCATCTGAAGGTGCACCTGTACCATAACAATATTCGGCTATAGCGCATGGTTCCAAAGCAGCTAAAACTTCATCTGTGAAATATACATCAGGAGACTCTTCCAAATCTTTTAACTTAACTTTAACACCACTAGGAAATAACCATCCATGTCCATCTTTTTTAATAACACCATATTTCTCACCCAATTCTAAAAGTCCAGAATATTTTCTTAATCCTGATTCAAAAATTAATTGAACTTGACATCTTTGGAATTCTCTAGTTAACCTACTCTTATTCGTAACACAAGTAATAGTTGTCCCTATAACCGCTTTATCTTCATCCTTTATTTTTGACTTACTTAAAAACACAACTATTGCAGCGGCAAATACAATACCCATACCACCACCCATAGTTTTTGTTGGAATATAACTAATAGCATTATAAACGTGGTTAGTTATCAAAACCGGAATTTCAGCTTTAGCACAACGTAATGTTAAAGTCCGAAGTGCGGCTTTAATTGACCGCGCCTTTGTCATGTCTGCTTTATCACTTCCGGATGCCGTATCTTCCATTTCCTTTGTAGATGATAACATACCGAGAGAATCAAGACATATCATTATCGGTCTTCGGTCAGCTTCAGGAATCTCCAATTGCTTATTTACAATCCGTAAAGCCTGTGTTTTAAAATCTTCAATGGTTTCGACAGGACACATAAACATTCGTTTCGTATCAATTCCTCTAGAAGAAATCATTGATGAAGTTAAAGCTCCTTCAGATTCAAAAAAGAATACTCCAGCATTCTTAAATTGCTCTAAATAATTTTTAACAATCCCCAAAACAAACCACGTTTTACCCGTTGATGGATCACCAGCAAATGTTATAATTTTATTATTAGGAATACCACCATATAAACTACCAGATAAAAGAGCATTTAACGCATAATTACCAGTATCAATATAACTTTTAATATCACCTACAATACCATCTTTTACAACAGAAGCATATTCATTTTTGGTTTCCGCTAACATTGCTCCGAAATAGCCATCATCTTTTTCTTTACTTTTTCTTGCCATATATCTCCTGTAAATTTGTAATAATACCATAAAAATTCATCTTTAGCGTGCTTAGGACTTAATACATTCACCAATAGTCCATTTCTAAGCCAATTTGATATATTACTCATTTTAAGCTTTGGTTCAAGCTCAGTAACAATATCTAATGGCCACGTACAATCATTATGTCTAAATCTCAAAGATTCTAAAGCCAACATCATTTGGTCAGCATCATCCACATTTTCGTTCTTTTCAATTGTATCTAAACCTAACGCTTTGGCTATAGCGATAGATAAAGACTTTTCAAAATCCCTAAATATCTGCATTTGAGGTAAATATTTTAAAGGTCTTACCATATCTCCATAATAAGCTTCAGACGCATCATGTAATAAACCTACTAAAGCATTTTCATCTTCACATAATCTGGACACCAATATACTATGTTGTGCGACCGAATAAAATTCACTTATATGCCCACCCCACCTACAAATTTTGGATAAAGCATTAGCTATATCCTCTATACAAATACTTTTTGGATCCGGATGTTCTGGAAATAGATCAAATCCGGAATAAGTTTTAATATATCCACCATGAGCATCGCATTCCATTTTACCCATACTATCACACAATAAACACCTTTCAACTAAACATATATCCATAATTTTATAATACTCAAAATCATCAATTCCAAAAATAAACGACATATAATCAAAAGAACCGACTCAAACTAGACTTCTTTTCCCAATCCCAACCAATAACTTTCAGAATCGCATTTAAAGGTTCGATAAAATTCTTCTCAAACTGAACATCATAATCCACATACTCATCCAATTTAAATTCAGGAGGTAATTTGGTTAAAAATCCTATAACTTTATCTTTCGTCGGATTCGGAACTTTTAGATAAACATACTTTATCTTCTCGCCCTCCATAATTTTTTGATACTTCATAGATAAATTGAGCGAATCTATATAACTATTATACAACAATGCCCCTCTGGTATGCAAGGGGACCGATTTATCTGCTTTTGAATATTTTTCTAGTCCAGTTACTCCCCTGGGAGACGAAACATCTTCAGCCGGAAGGTCATTAAACTCTTCTCTAGCCTGTTCTATAAACTTAATCAAAACATCATTATCACCAACATTCATGATAATGTTTATAGCTTCTTCCATTTTAACTTTACAAAATTTTGGAACAGTGGACTTTTTAATTTCAATACCTTGTACTTTTAATTTAGGTTTTTCTAAAACCTCACCTTCATTATCATATACATTCAAAATATAACGTTTCTTACCTGTCCAAATAGCCTTATTAGCAATAACTTCTCGCTTCATCTTCAAGTGGCCAGGCATACCATTCAAGTATCTTTCCGTGATCTCTTTAAATAAACGATCTAATTCTGGTTCGAGTTTATCAATACAAACCTTACCTAAAAATAATACGACCTTCTTTATATCCAATTCATCTGGAAATACTTTACTTACTATTTCATCTAAGGTTACATAGATGCTATCCGTATCACTATAAATAACGTATGTTTTATCCTTAGTCTTAAAAACTCTATTTAGGTAAGCATTCATTTCCCGCTCAATATATCGAATAATGAATTGCCCGGTTAACGTAACAGCTTCAGCATTTTGTACATCAAAGTACCGAAACCATGGCGATCCCATCCCTCCATATAACGAGTTTAATTGGATCTTGGTTGCCTGTTGTTTTATTTCATATCTTTGGTTTTCTTGTTTTTTCTGTTCTTTATAATCAATTAACTCTTTGTCCGTTAGACTTACCAAGTCCATAAGCTATCCACCCTTTCCCACGGCCTCGTTTTATTTCACTCCTCTACATTTTATTTCCTCATCAATCCTATTCATCTCTAATTTTGCTTCCTTTGCTTTTTTCCTATATTCGACGCGATCATTAAATAGCTTCTCAATCATTTTGGAATAAAAACTAATCCTATCTTTCTTATAATACACACCATTAACAGCAAGAGTATAATTGCTATTGGTGGCTGTGGACAATGATGACTCAAATGATTCTTTTTTATCCAACAAAATATCAGGCCCACATGGACCCCAAAACAAATCATTAATTTTAGTTTCTGTACCGATGTTTAAGCACTTTATAATGGAAGGATAAAGCGAAATTATATCAAACGAAACAACCCATTTATGCAATCCAACTTTTGGTTCCTTAACATATGCACCAGCATACTGAGTATCTTTACTCATATGAATCTTTTGAGGAATTACTATATTATCACGTTTCAGATAATTATAAATGATCGTATCCCAAGTTCTTACCTGAGATATAACATCCTCATAGTTGATATGCGCCTGGTATGCTACCATTAAAGTTAAATCAATTAACTTTAATTTTTTCTCCAATTCCTCAACAAGTAACGCATCCTCGATATTATATGTAATAAACTTTTGCCAATCGTTCTTATAGAATAGGCTCATACTATCATATTCGGTATGGTCTACCTTAGTCTTACCTAATTCCAATTGCGTAATATAACCTAATTGATAATTCTCCCTAGACGCAAAAGTATATTTCTTATAAATCCGCAAATAATCAATAATAGATATCCCCGATATTTCATAACTTTGGACATCCTTATTCATGAACGCAACAGTGATTTCTCGCAATCTATTCCATGGAGATAAACGCTTCGCTTCATCTTCACCTAAAAGTTTTTTTATACGATTAACAAGATATGGTATATCAAAGAAACTAATTGACCAACCAGTTACAATATCTGGAGAAATTATATTCCACATATCTATAAATTTGGTCAACAAATCTTCTTCCGTAAAACATTGGAAATATACGCTTTCAGGATTATCACTACTATATGGTTTAATCAATCCAAAAGTATATGTCTGTTTCTTTTGTATGTCCCGAATAGTGATAGCATTTATTCGTTCGGTTGCTGTTTCAGGAGATGGAAAGCCTCTTTCACTCTCACATTCAATATCTAAAGATACTGTACAAATATCCTTAATATCGTATTCTACGGTTTCTTCTGGAAACTCATCTGCTATCCAAGCGTATTGATATGCTGTTTGTCCGAAAATTTCAAACCCACTAACATTATCATAACTCTTAATCCACTCTCTCGTTTCGTACATCGACCCAGGTTTTATTGGTTCAACATAATCTCCATTAAGAGTTTTGAATTGTGTTTTCTTGGATGATGGTACGTAAAGTGTAGGATTATATTGTTCTTTACGCTTTTTTCTTTTTCCATTTACCACTTCACGAATCAAAATATTATCACCACTCACTTGTACATTAGTATAAAATCTCATTTTAAATTCCAAATATCAATATTAGCTAAGTAAAGGCAAAAATACTGCCACTTAGTTAAATTTCTCCTAAATCTGTTAAGTTTTAATGCGTTTTCTCTAATATAACGGTGGGATTCTATAATCAGGTCTTGACATTCCTCTTCAGTATATCTAACTGAACCAAAACCTTCTTTTAAAATTTCTTCATTCAAATATTCTAAACAAGTCATAATTTAATTTTCCTAATATAATGGCGGGAGAACCGAGCCACGATCTCGGACCAATGGGTTTGGAGTCCATTATTCTGCCAATTAAACTACTCTCCCGCATAAGGTGGCCAGAGACAGAATCGAACTGTCACCCTCGGTTTTTCAGACCGGTATGCACACCAGTTACACCATCTAGCCCCATTCGGAGAGCTAGATGGTAAATCGCCAAAGATGTAGATTAATTGTCATACTACTATTATATATCAAACTCATTACGATGTCAACTTACGCCTAATACTTCCAATTGCAATTAAAACTAATCCCGCACTTAACAGCACGATACTATTTGGTTCCGGAACCGTCGAAGGAATCATAAATGCTTGTCCCTTACATTCTGTTACAGGAAACAAAAAATCCACATTATATGTTGGAATACCATTAGTATGCGCTACATTTGCGGCAGTTATCCAACTTTGTGTGGCCACATTAGGAGTTATTGGTGTCAACTGACTCCAAATAGCCCATTGAATTGGTCCATATTGCGAAGAAGGATTCAATGACATTTGGTTCCCAAGCCAAGCAATCTTTTCATACTTATCTAACCAATTAACTTCACCATAATGATAAGCCGGAGTATATGTTGCCAAATCGTGCATTGAAACCACATTAGCTGTCCAAATATCATTTAAACGAATGCCGTGTTCAAAATCGAAACACAATCCTGTTACAGGATCATTATCCACTAATAGTGATGAAGGACCTGTCCAATAACTATTATAAACAACACCTTGACTGCCAACATACTTCACAGTAACCATATCCGCAAACGCTGGCGTTAACATCAATCCAAACGTTAAAACAATAAAAGTAAATAATTTTTTCATCTTTTTAAATCCTATATACCCAACATTCAAAATACAAATCTTCTTCCCAACCCAGACCTTCTAATACATATTTCTCTTCTGTATTTGGTATAGCATTTAGGCCAGCAAACACAAAATCGTGTTCGGGTTGAACACAAAAATCACCAGGAGTACATCTATGTAAAATCAACAAACCCAACGCCAAGTTTAATCCATTATTTAGGTGTTTCATATTTTTTTGGTGGGCAAGGAGAGACTTGAACTCTCACGGGATTCCTCCCACTAGCTTCTAAGGCTAGCGCGGCTGCCAAATTACGCCACCTGCCCAAAGATCGGATTCAAGACTTGTCCAATCTTTAATTGAATCCATTGCTCCAAACTAAGTTTAGGAGTAATATTCCAATTCTTTTTCACATTCTTTTCTTTCCAAAGCACATAAAACGCTGCCAAATTTTCATATACACCTTGAAAAGACAGTTTTTTACCATCACAAAGAAATACGGCAATTTCACCAATATCACCATAATGTACATATACTATATTCATTAATATTTCCCACCGGGACCAAAACTATTAGTTCCCTTTTGATTTTTTAAATAATTACGAACCTTAACATTAGCCTTTTTAATATAAAAACCATAGTACCAGCGGCAATAATTGCCGCTGTCATATCTAAAGCTAAACTAAAAAATACTTTCATACTATGATTATAGCATGTTTATGTGTAGGTTGCAAGAAGAATGTTTTGGGAACATTAATCGGAAATAAACACAATTAATGTTCCCAGGAACTCTCAACCAGGGAATCGAACCCCAATGACGCGGTTAACAGCCGCGGGCTTTACCTTTAAGCTAGTCGAGAATATCAAACCTTTTTAACTTCTACTATATCAAACTCAACAACTTCAATAGGATATTTATAGAATTTTTGTATTGAATCAGCTTCACACTCAGCTAAGACTTCCCTATTAAAATAGTTAACTCCTATACGTAAACCACTTTGCATATAATCAGAAGCAAACATAGGAGAACCATCACACATAGATCTAGCGACTAAAAACTGGTTAATATCTTTTCTACGAAGTCCATAAAATTTACACATATCAATCCCCATAAATACTCATATGACACAACCTACTTATCGCATTACGTCTGGCATCAGAACTACAGGTGTTCCTAATGCAACCGGCGCGCCAAACGGTTTTAAAGTCTACTCATTAAGAAATGGAAAAACATATAAAGCTGTTAGTGGAGCCTGGGTCGATTCTACGGGATCCGACCCCCTATCTCCAACTACTTTATCTAATTGGTATTTATCTTAATATAGCAGCATACATTAATGCTATTTTATTTTCCTCTAATTCATTAGCAGGCAAATCCTCACTATATTCCAATATTTCATCCGCTATATCAAATCCCACACTCGTTATCATATCACGTATTTCCGATGCATCATTAAATAGAAAAATATGATCTATAGTTGGGGCATTTGCCGGCACACTAATAAAAACATCACCATCAGGTGCCATCAACGATCTTACCTTTTTTAACAATTTAACAGGATCTTCTACGTGTTCAAGAACTTCCCCAATATTAATCCAATCATAACCCTTCATTGGGAAAAAATCGTGAATATCCATCAAATGAGATTGAAGTTTAGGATATCTTACTATCCCTTCAGAAAGTTTTATAGATTCTAAACTAATATCCACTAAATCAAATTTTGTTCCGCAATATAAAGTATCTATAGCCCGATTAAGATGTAGGGCGTGACCGCCACCAATTTCCAAATATCTATCAATAGAATCCCTATATTTTATCAAATTTTCCTCAAAAAAACAAAATCTAGAATATTGTTCTTTCCACAAAAATTGAGCTAAAGCTAATCCAAACATATGCTCCCGCATAACTATTGAATTATCATAAACTCTTTCATTTACCTCACCAAAAGAATTACTACTATAGTGTCCGGTTTGCATAAACCGGATCCGCTCATACAACATCGAATCACACAATTTCAAATAACAATCCACACCATAATCTAAAGATTCGCCAATAGATAACATATATTCTTCATAAGGTATCAAATATTCTTCCATTCTTCGGATATCTACTCGGTAAAGCGACTCGCGTATTTTTTTGGCCATCTTAGGCTTTAAAAATTCGATTCGTTTAATGATTTTATCTGCTAACATAATTCCCCGATAAAAATTTTATATAAACAAAGCGAAATATCGGGCTCGAACCGATATAACTAGCTTGGAAGGCTAGCACCTTACCTATTAGGTTAATTTCGCACATTTTCGTCCTTTATACCAATTTATAGGAATTTCACCCCTACTTAATTTAGAAATTTTACCATTTGTTATCCAAAATGTACCTAAATGACTCTTTTTACATATTTCCGCCAGACCCGCGAAACGCGCCTATACCCATATCTCCGATTTCATATTGTTCATTTAAAGTCATGACATATCCATAGTATCTCTAAATCCCAAACCAACAGGAAATCTCGGAAGTCCATCATCGGTATATTCAAAAAACTTCACTTTATATAAATGACCTATTCGCCTAATAGCCCTAATAGCCATCGTTTCTCTATCAGTTATAGAACCTCGTGGTCTCACTTTAAATTTCTTACCATCTTTAGTCCTACATTCCCAAATAACTGCATTAGCTTCTTTAGTTCCCAATTCACCTGTCGTATGACCAACAACTTCAAACTCCTCATCCTTAAAATCTTTTACCTTCAAAAGATCGTTAGAACGGTATCCATAACGATACATTCCATCCGTTAAACGAACTATACCACCCTCAAAACCTTGGGAAACAAATTCAGCGGCATATTTGAAAACCTCATCAGCATTCCATGCATGATACGAATGTACATTTATAATATATGGAGAATTTACTCCATGTAAAATCTCATCTTTATTATCCTGTCTAATTTGCCACCTAAAATCACCACCCTTAAATTCAGGACAATCATAAACATAGTAACAAACTTTAGCGGTATCTGGTTGAAGCTTTTTCACCCAACTAGTGATAGTCTGAAATCCTATACCGTGAACATACAACTCACCATCTAAAACATCACCATCATGGAGATATGGCGCCAAAATCTTAGCAATATGAGGAACAGTCCACGGTTTTCCATTCCGGGAAGTCAACTTAACTTCACCATTTTCCTTAAACGCCAAACACCTAACCCCATCAAACTTAGGTTGTACATCAACTGGATACCTATTTTTTTCTTCGCGTTTAAATACCTTACTTCGTGCAAGCATAGGAAGAGCTAATTCATCCTCTTGAGCGGCTTTAATAGATTCCCTATACTTACGGTCTCTCTGATATGTCCACATAGACTGGGCTTCAGCATCCGCTTGTTCATTAGAAGTTGTAGAATTTGCTCGTCCAACATTCTTAGCTTCCGCATTTCTAGTGGCAATTTGCATTTGGCCACCGACCGTACCATGTTCAGTTTTAATTACATTACCTTCAGTCCAAACCGTCCATTGACGAATTGAACCACTCTTACTTTTATGATATAGAGTCGGTAGCTTCATAATACATTTCCTCATTCAATTCGAGTGGTTCGCATTTAAACGTTAAAGGGCATAATACATTCAACATTCCTTGAACATCTTCGGCTAATGTACTATTCTGCATATCTGGAGTTTCAACAATTAACGATAATACGTGTTTGTATCTCATAATTTATGATAGCACGATTCCTAAACTTTGTCAACTCTTTGTTTCATTAAAAGAAGTTTAATGGCGTGATCCGATGTAATAGGAGTATAATTTATAGCTTCTACAGACACATTCAAATGTTGTGGAATAATACATTCCTTATCGTGTAAATGACCGTGTATAACAAAATCTATATGTTCAGGAATTTTAGTATCCAAAGGTTTATGTCTTAAAAGAACTTTATGTCCACTAGAAGTCTTTAAAGTAACTTCCTTTAATACAGCATCCCAACCCATTTTATAAAGTTGTTGAGTACTCTTATCGTGATTTCCTTTTATTAAAAATTTCTTAAATCCGTTTAATCTATAATAAATGGAAGTAAGAGCACCAGGAAGAAAAAGACCAAAATCACCTAAATGAAATACTATATCTTCATTAGTTACAACTTTATTCCAATTTCGAATAATAATATCTTCCATTTGATGTACGTCTGTAAATGGACGAGCACAATATCGGATAATATTCTTGTGTCCAAAATGCGTATCAGCTATTAACCAGGTGTTCATTTTATTCTGAACAACCCTTACAAACCCAATGCCAAGAATTTCTCTTAAAATATTGAGTTCCAAAATTATAAAAATCCATTTTTCTACCACAAACGTGGCAATGGTCATCTTTACATTTCTTACATATCCAATTTCGTTTTTTCATGATATTTACTACCCAGTATTTAAACTAATGGAGCCGGCGAGAGGACTTGAACCTCCAACATCTTGCTTACAAGGCAAGCGCTCTTCCAATTGAGCTACGCCGGCGAACCGCCTAATTTTATATCTAGCACTTCTTCATTCGATGTTACAACAGCAACATTAAAACACCTTGGTCCTAAATCATATTGAATAATGTTTCTATAACTAACTTGTGCTTATATGCCATATTTTTATCCTAAATTCTACCATTACCGTAATTTAATCTACCAAACGTAAATGTTAAACTATGGCAATTTGGACACAAAAGTATTAAATTATTTTCCTTAGTATTTTTCCAATTACCATCAATGTGGTGTATTTCTAATGGAATTCTTTTAGTAATTAAATTTATTTGATTCCATCCACACTCCGCACATTTATTATCATATTTATCAAATAGGTAACGTTTTACATATGCCGAAATACCACATGGTTTTTTATTACCAGAAACCTTTCCCAATTTCCACTTTAAAATATAATCATTATGATCGTGCATCCTCTGACAAGATACGTGACAATATTTTCGTTTCCTTTCTTCTTTTAAAGAACGAACGTTTAATGTCTTACCACATCCTAAACATCTCTTATCTATAGGAATAAGTTTCCTCATAAAATTTTGGGGTGAATAGTGGGGCTCGAACCCACATTTCCAGAGTCACGGTCTGGCACTCTAACCAATTGAGTTATAATCACCATACAACTACTATTTAACCTCTTTATTTTCAATAAAATATGGTTGGTGTATGCTGGAGGATCCGCCCCTCCGTACTCCCGAGGGAGACCAGGGTTACAGCCTGGCGCTTTTATCTATCTCAGCCAAACATACATTTAAATATTTATCATCAAATGCTGATGGATATGAGCCCGCAATGCTTCTATTACCAATTCTTTTGTTTCACCACAAATACAAATCGGTAAACATAAACATTGTGCGGTATAAGTTTCATCATCATTTATATTTACCGCACACGGTAAATTTACAGGTATACTTAATTGTTCCATAATTCTTGGAGCGCCCGGTGGGACCCGCCCCCACTAAGAGTGGGTTTGCAGCCCACCGCTTCGACTACTTCAGCATCAGGCGCTCATTGTCTGTTCCTTTTCTCTGAGTATCACAAGCTCATTATCCCTAATTACCAAAGAAAATTGCTTTTCACCATCTTTTTCGCCAATAATAAGCTTGGCAATGGGTTGTAAAATTTTCTTTTGTATCACTCTCTTTAATTCTCTAGCCCCACTCTCATTCGAAAATGACTCTGAAATCAACATCATCCGAGCATTTTTCGTTAGGAATAACTCAAAATTTTCATTATATCTCTTTTTAATGTGTTCAACAATATTGTTTAATTCTAAGTCTAAAATTCCTTCAATATCCTTTTCAGTCAAAGAATTGAAAAATAGTATTTCATCCAATCTATTAATAAATTCGGGAGGAAACTTTTTCTTCATTTCACTTAAACCAACTTGTTTAGTAGTATCTCTTCCACTATTAAATCCATATCCACCAGCCATTGCTTTTTGCATTTGATGTGATCCAATATTCGAAGTAAAAAATATAATACTATTATCAAAATTAACAATTCCACTATCACCTAATCTCAAAACACCACGATCCAAAATACCTAAAAGTATTCTGTGCAAAGAAGCAGCACCCTTTTCAACCTCATCAAACAATACTATACTTAAATTAGATTTATCCGTTTTAACGGCATTCAACTTTTGTTGAGTAATTGCTGGTTGTGTTTCCCTATGTCCCAAATATCCAGGAGGAGCGCCAATCAATTTAGCTACCTCATGTTCCATTTGATATTCGCCGCAATCGATGAATAAAACATTTTTCTTATCAAGATGTATAATTTCTGCCAAAGTTTCGACCAACTTAGTTTTACCCACACCAGTCGGTCCGGTAATAAAAAAACTGGCTGCTGGCCGATTTGGTACAGACAATCCACTATTATACACTTCAATAAATGGCACAATTTTTTCTATTGCACCATTTTGACCAATAATCCTACTTTTCAACTCTTCTTCAACGTTTACCTTAGAAATAAGTTGTGAAGTTATGTTGTTTCTCATTACTTTACGCAATACATCCTCGTTTTAAGAAGAAATTTCTCTCTTTCATTATAAATGGTGGCCTCTGGAGGGATTGAACCTCCAACTTCTACCTTGTAAGGATAGCACTCTAACCAATTGAGTTAAGAGGCCCAATCAATCTTAACTGTACACTATTATAATAACACAAACAGAGATCAAATGCAACACTAATATTTATAAGGAGTTAGAAGGACTCTAACTCTACAAGGATTAAGAATCTATACCTAGTTCAAATTTACCAGGACTAATTTCTGTAGCGCAACCAAGAGACAAATCACCAATACAATGACCCCAAACACCATACTTATCTTCGGATTTATATATTTTTTGATAACCTCTATAAACACACTCATAAAATTTAGCTCTGGTAAATCCATTTCTAGATTTAAAAACCATTGGAAATTTACCATCTAAAGGATAATCAAAAATTATAGTGATGGTTTTACTTTTTGTTATTACTTCATCACCGTAAAAAATTAAATGACTATCATTATCGGAAATATAAGAGCAACCAATTTCACCATCTATAAAAATATCAAAATTCCACGTTAGTTTAATTCCATTTTTCTTCATGATTTAATCCAAAATCTAATTCACAAGCCGCAATATAACGAAACACATTTTCTGAAAATCCGTCAATATGCTCCCAACCATTCTTATAACTAATACCATTTCTCTCAACTGAAATATTCACAACATAATTGTTGATTCCTAGTTTTGGAGCATCTTCCGGTTTCAACTTCTTATCACAATCCTGTTCATCGGTAATAACAATAACTCGGTCATAAGCTTGTTTGGTTTCTTTTGCGATATGCTCCAAACATTGAACCAAGAAAATGCCGCCACCACCAATATTAGCATTTCTAATAGAATTTTCAAGTTTAAATCCAAAACCAATAACTAATCCTGTAGCATGTATCCGACGAAAATCATCTCCGGCTGTTGCATAAACTGTACACTTTTCAGAAAGACCCTTACCCATAATAGCTAAAGAAATAGCAGCATCCAATCTAGTCGTATTTGATTTATTAGAAACAGAAGAACACATAGATCCGGACTTATCAACAACAATTAAAGTAGAACCAAATAATTCTGGTTCTAATGTGTTCTGCAAAGCCTCATCTAAAACTTCGGTAATCTTAGGATTAGTCACACACTTTCTTGCTTCTACAAATCTAAAAGGTAAAACTCGATCATAATTACCATTTTGAATAGCCCATAATATAATTTTTAACGGAACACCAGAATTCTCCATATTTCTCAAATTTCTGAGAATAGCCAATCCACCAAGTTTACCTTCTTCAATAAGACGAATCCAAGTTTCTTTCTTATCCTTACCTGAACTTAAAGCAACTTCCCATGTATCGGGGATTTCCAAAGTATTATCCGCGATTTGTGCATACAAACTTTCTTTATTATAATTTTCCGGTTTAGCATGAACCAAAAACATTACATCACGTAAACTAACGTTACCCTTTTTACCTTTATACTTACCAAACTGGTATTCGTTAAAATTATCAAAAGCTTTTGCTAAACCTTTCTTAACGGACGCAGCAATAGGTTGTTTATTATCCTTCCAATATAATGAAAGAAATTCGGCTAATTCATCAGCACGTAAAATAACCTGAGGCAATGCTTCCCGAACTATAGGACCAATTTCATCACTATCAAACTTATATTTGGCAGCTTCAGTATCACCACTATGAATCCTTTTGACTATTGAGTTTGTCGTATATCTAACCAACTCCCTCAATAAAAATAAAGGAACATGTCGGAGATGCATTTCCGTTCTAGCTCGAACAGCTAAGTCATATACAAAATGCGGATCAACTTTACCTACCAAATTTTTAATACGATCAGCTACACTTTCGCCACCTTCATAATGAAGATCTTCCCAAAGGAAACAAGAAAGAACACTACGCTCCAATTGTTTTTCAAAGTTGATTTTGTGCGCCACCGATCCACCATGTGTTCTTGGTGTCGGAACTCTATTGCGTTTGGTTTTATTGATTTTCATAATATCCTCAAATTCACGTATAACGGGAATAAGTAATCCAGTATATTAATTGTCAAGAAGTAACTGAATCCGCACCACGTTATTACTTACGATCATCTAAATGTAGGAACAAATAGTCCGGTGTTTTACTTTTAATATAAAGAAGTAACCGAACAGTACACCACACACTTATTATATTTACATACGGGAACAATTAGTCCGATTTTGTTTTTAACTATTTTTTGGGAATAGTTCCTTAGATGTAATCGAACAATCACCACGTATTTAAAATTAGCGGGTTGCCGAGTCGAACGGCCTCGTAAAGGTTATGAGCCTTACATGGCACCCGTCCACTTACCCGCTATGAACTAATTAAGCCTTGGAACAACCACATCAACTAATTTTTGTACATTTACCGCAATATCATTAATCTTTAATACGGCAGAAGCTTGCTCCGGTGTTAACCCCCCAAGAGGTACATCCAATAACAGATTAGGAACATCTGTTCTATAAATCTGTACAGCAAATGGAGTAACTTTAATACGTTCATTACTAGCTAATGCTCTGACTGGAATTGGCACTTCAACTGGAACTTGTTCCCCAGACACCTGGAGATCACTCACCCAAACAGGTTCTACAGAACTCATATCCCACTTACCAGGCGCGCCTACACCATTACTATATATTCTTTGTAACAAAAACGCGGCCTGAAGTTTTGATCCTTTAAATGTAATTAACCAAGGTCTACGAGTTTCACCATTCCACGAAATTTCACCAAATGTTTCCCATCGAGATTCTGAAACTGATTCTTTTAAAAGACCCAAAGTTGCAGCAACTACAACGGCTTCTTCATACGAACAAATATTTAGTACATTGATAGAATTTACAATCGTAGAACTACCAAAATTAATAAATTGCTTCGCTAATGTGGGAACAGGTACAAACTTTGGATATACAACTAATCCCGGTAGATTTATTTCCGATGCCGAATTAACCGTCATATTAATTTTCTTAATCTTATCACGATCAAATACCGAATATTGGACTAATTCCACATTAGGATCGTTATCATTTTCTACACATACCGACAATACTTCCGTATCAAACCATCTCTTCACTGGTTTAGAAACATTAAAAGGTGGAGCTTGTACACCAAACGCGCCGAGGTATGTATCTCGGTTAAAACGTTTAAACAATTGAAGACTTTCCGGACCATACACACCCGCTGAAGGTTGTATAGGAACGATCGGTTTACTTTCTAGCATCTATATTCTCCTATTTAATTACTGTGAGGAACAAATAGTCCGGTTTTTTGGCTTTTTAAATAAAAGAAGTAACCGAACAGAACACCATCACATTACTATTTATGTCTTATTACTATACAAGTATAACACACTAAAAAAGAATTGTCAAATCTTTTTAAAGATTTTTTTCATTCATAGTAGGTATAATAATATTCGAACTAATCCTACTTTTAGCCTCTTCCAACTGCTTTACGGTGGTTAACAATTTTTGTCCTTCTAATTGCTTTTCAGCACCAAGACCATTTAAGAATTTTGTTAATCCAGTAAAAAAATCATAAGCTCCTTGTTCTTTGGGGTTCGGAGTGGCGCGTTCCATTCTAATAACAACTTGTGCTAAACTATTAACATTATCCACCATGGCTTTAATACCATTTAATTGAGTTTCTATAATCTGAACACCGATATTACTGGCCTTTAACATATCCTCAATATCTTGTTCGGTCACTTGCATTTGCATTTATAAATTCCTTTCAACTATAATGAAATTATTATTTAAATATTTTTCTAAAACCGGTTTAACATCTTCCCAATCTAATTTACCATTCATACAACCAGGTCTAACCAAATAAATAGGATCTAATCCGCTCGAACCTTCAGGAAACAAAGTCTTTAATTCTCTAGCACTTCGATCTATTAAATCCAAATCAGCCTTTTCATACCAATTATACTTAACCGGAAATGTTACTATCTTCAAATCATAAAAACGAAAAACGTGATTACCATAATGTAATAATTGTTGTCCTAAACGACTCTTTAAATGTGGGAATTTTCTACTAGCTTGTAAAGCTATACCTCTCCCCATAACAGCACATTTATTAGAAGTTACTGTTCCGTTGGTAGTAACGAGAATATTCGCCCCACTATCCCAATAATCCCAAATATTACCACGTATCTCTAACATAATTGGCTAATAAACCCTTCAGATCTATTTAATGCGAGAACAACCCCAGGAATTGTACCATCCGACCAACTAATATCACCAACAACTTTAAATCCTATAGCTTTACAAAATCCAATTGAAAGTAAATTTGAAATATGTACAGTACAAAATACTAATCCGCATTTAACATATTCATCCAAAAAATTTCTCATAAAAACGAATGGAGCAACAGTATTCTTTTTATCCAAAGACAAAAATTTATGTATATGCCAGGCTCCAGCGCCGTATCTAAAATTTCCTATTCTTCCAGCACGTTTCATCTGTCTAATAATAGCTATAACTCCATTATCGTAAAATACTTCCTTAGCTTCAATAGACCTAACTATATAATCATGCCTAATATATGTAAAATGTCCTTCATCTACATACAATTTAAATCCTTTTTGTATCTCGGACAATTCCTCTAATGTAGCTTTATGCAGCATCAGTACACCAATTATCTAATATTTTTGGTAAATATAATTCACCTTTATTAAAGAAACGTTCCTCACCAATCAATACCGTTCTCATAAACTTATAAAATGGAGCATTAGAAAATGTTGCTATATAAGGAAATTTAATATAGTCAAACATAACAAACGCTAAATGTAAAGCAAAATATTCTATCCGACGACCAATTGCCCTACAACTCATACAAAAAGTACGAATAGTTCCGGAACTATCTATCCTACAAACCAAAATTTTACCTAAATCTCCAAATTTATCCGAATATGATAATGAAAAACTTATTCCTTCTAATGTATTCCATTCTTTCCAAGTATATCTCTTACCATCCATATTAAACTGATTAGTTTTATTAGCTAATTCGAAGGAGCGTTCACAAAACCGCACATCATAAGAAACCGTAATATGCTGGTCTAAATTATCGTAAAATTTATCCTCATTATCAAATTCCTTCTTCTCTCTTTCAAATTCAACGCCTCGCTCTATACTAGAAGCCCGAATAGTATCCTCATATAAGATCTTTTCCTTTTTAGGGAAATACTTTCGTAATTTTTCAATAACCCCCCAAAAATCATTAGGATCAAATAATATTGTATTGATATTATGCACAGATTCAACCTGTGCTATTTCAAAAGGATTATCATCCACAAATACCACATCACTCGCCAATATATTCCAAGTATTTAAAATTTCGGTAATAGTTTTATACTTAGGCCCCCAACTCGGCCGTAAAGTAAAATAATCTAAAGGTAAAAAATGATGTTTATTGTGTTCAAATACCTGAACAATACGATTATGATTATTCCTACTAGCTATTCCTAAAAGTATACCTTCAAGATGTAATCGTTTCAAAAAACTCTGGTATTGTGAATACATCCCGGTAGTATCGAGTGAATAACTTGGTTGTTCTCCAGCTTCTCCACCCCAAAGCGTATTATCTAAATCTGTTATTAATCCTTTCATCTACTTGTTAAAACCTCCATAAATGATTGGAAAGAATCCATCTTTTCCATTTCATCGGAAGTAAATCGGATTCCAAATTCAGTTTCTACAGTTATAATTAATCTTATAACAGTAATAGAATCCCATTCTTCGCAAGTATCAGAACCTAAAGTTAAAAATTCTTTAGGAGAATAATTAGGAAATACTTTTAAAAAACACTTAATTAATTTTTTTTCCATTGAGTAATAACCGCATCATATATTAAATTAGTAACTAACTTATTAATGGGTTCTTCATCGGGCTTTTCTGGTAAAGGAGAATGTTCCCAAATTACTTCAACATTTTCAAATTTTTCTTCCGTCAATTGAACAAATTCATCCCAATTATATTTACCGTTGCGAATAGCGATTAATTCATCAGCATCTATACCAGTTCGACAAACATTAACCTTACCATCGGTTAAAATTTCACACGCCATATTTAAAAGTCTAATAGTATGGCTCGCCGCTTTTACATCATAACCATATGTCTCAATGAGACCTTTTCTCCTTAAACCCAACCGTCCAGTAATTCCGTGTGCTGCTCTTGACATTTGTGCTTTAGCATATCCCACAAACGTACTATATACTAATTTTGAAAGAAACAAATCCTTTCTATATAATAAATCCAAACCATAATCATGTTTAATTAAATAATTATCCGGATTAATATACAATAGAGGAATAACATTAGGATTAAATGATGTACATAGCCTTACAAATTTACGGATTTCATAAATGCTTCCTTCTAAGATGCCGTCCACGTTCTTTCGAAATTCAAAAGTACCGCTACTATGAAAATTATTCATCCCAATATAATAATCTATTGGTCCGAAACCAACTCCCATAACATCATAATCAGAATCGACAGTATTAGTTCCGTACGCGCGTGATCCCACTTCACCAAGAAGTAGGATCACGCCTCCAAAATCTTTTATTGATTTATGTAATTCTGGTAACATTATCTGTTGTAATAACCCGACCAAATTTCCGCGCGAGTTTTACGTGTAATTCCAGGTAATTCATCCATAGCTCTTTTCAATGAAAGAAGCCTACCATCTTCTTTAACAAAAGTATCTGTAGGAAATACCCAAGCATATCCAAAAGTGTTATATATGGGTTCCGGTGTTCTACCAGAGTCGGTTTCAGGATAAAAACTACCATCTAACTTAATTTGACATTCTGTATATCTATGTTTTCCGGTATCAACTAGAAGAACGGTATCCATAGTATACAATATATCAACAACATCCAAAACACCATCAATAAACGAATTAACTTCATCGTGTTCGGCTCCAGTAAGCCGACGATCTTCGAGATTAGATACACTCCTATAATACTCAGCCAATCTACGTTTAAGGGTTACACCGGGATCACCGCTATTGTGCCGAAACTCAATAGTAAGTAGTCCATATTGTTCAGTTTCAATCTTTAGCATATATTTTCCTTTAGTCTTGTACCTAATGATACAAACTTTATTTGGTGGGCCTACTAGGGATCGAACCTAAATCACATGCTTAAAAGGCATGTGCTCTGCCATTGAGCTATAAGCCCCATAATCCCAATTTTAAGCAACAGCCTCAACAATAGCACCAACTGGGATAATAACTGGTGCTCTTCCCTGTTCCGTTAGACATTTAATCGCCATCTTTTTAGCTTTAACATATTGTTTATTTGTCTCGGATAAAGCTAAATGTTCAACAGCATACAACATCCGTTTTATTTGACCAAGCGTCAATTCATATTTAACATCACCACAATTGATTACTGTTTTTGTACTCATAATCATATTATAACACAGCTACAACGTGAAAGCAACTATTAATTAAACTACAAAATCCTAATATCAATAAAATTAAAAAAGATGTCAAAACAAGTCTTTTGTTTTCAATAAGTTATACGTGGCGGGAGCTAGGGGAATTGAACCCCTGTTTGTTGGTTGACAACCAACTATCTTAACCACTAGAAAAAGCTCCCAATTTTAAAACCGCCTCATCATCAAATTCATAATAATTAACCGTCAACTCTTCTCCAATATCGATATCTCTATGAGCCATATCTGTTCTATTATCTCCAACAAAACCAACCAAATTTGGATATAAAGAATGATTTAAAAATCTAGCATTATCTCCAAGAAGTAAAATATACACATCTCCATCTAAATATGCATATTGCTTAATAAATTCCTGAAAAAGAGGATTCGCATGTCTTACCATACTCTTAGGATACGCTTTATCTAACATAGTATCATACACTTGCACCACAGAACCTCTATGAATAAATTCTTCTGCAAAAACACCAATACCATGAATTTTACTAAAACCGAGTTTTGTTTTCACAACAAACATATTATAAATTCCTTTTTTCTTCAATTTGCGCTAAAATAAAATTCCTCTTATTAGTTTGACGGACAATTTCAGCTTCTGCCTCCGAAGCCGAAACTTCTAAATCTATTAACTCTAATTCCGTTTCTACTTTTCCAAGAGCTAAAATAGCTTCATCCACAAATTCTAAAAATTTTCCGGCACGATATTCCGCCGAACTTACACTATTTAAACCAGCCAAACGTATGGATAAATTTCTAACATCTAAAAGTTGTGTTCTAACAGCCGAAGCATTTAATGTTCCCATATTATTCCTTATATATTGGTAGGGTCACTAGGTTTCGAACCTAGAGTCTTTGGATTCAAAGTCCAAGGTTTTGCCAATTAAACTATGACCCTAATGTATCCCTGGAGAGATTCGAACTCCCGTTGATCCAACTACTCGACTACAGATTAGAAGTCTGTTGAGATACAGGGACAAAATTTTTACATTGTATGTTGCCTTATCTTAATTCTGAGTTATAGGAGCAATTTTCACATCAACATAATCTATACACACTTCACACCAATAATCGTCAATCGCACCATCTTCACTAAATGCACCTGCAAGATCAACCGCAGTTTTACATTTTTTACAAACTAAAATCTCGTCTTTTTTCGGAAAAATAATCTTCATAACTATTTGGCGGAGAGGGTGGGATTCGGACCCACGGGCCTCGTTGTTCACTCGGCCTCAGGTTTTCAGGACCTGTGTAATAAACCGGACTCTACCACCTCTCCGGCGGAAAATGAATGATTCGAACATCCGCAGGTGTTACCCTGTCCTCGGTTTAGCAAACCGGAGCATTCCCACTCTGCCAATTTTCCAAAATTAAAACCATCTATCAACCTTAACATCATCCAAAAAAATATTATCATCAACTCCATTTATATGTAGTTTTTCTAATTCCTGATAGAAATAATTTAATAAATCCTTATAAGATACAACACTTTCTGGAATTCCCAACTCAATCGATGCGGTAAACACTACAATTCTTTCATTTAGATCCATAAAAACCTCCATTTAGCTATAAATTAAAGTGGTGGACCGAGACTCGAACTCGGTTGGTCAAACCAGACCTATTGTGGATTCGAACCACTCTGGCGATGAGATGCTCATCCCCAACACGTCCAACACGCCACCACAAATCATCAAGATTTCTCCAAATAAACTGGAGATACAGCTTTTAAAATCAACCTACCAATTTCATCATTCCAAATCTCTTTCAAAGGTTTAATAACAATACCTTCTCGGATATTCTTAGCACCAGGAATAGTAGATGGTCCATCCATCAATCGCTCAACAACATCATGTGAATAAGCACCTGTATATAATATCGGAACAATACGAGAATTAGGATTAGGATTATCATTCACTAATCCGCTCTCTATCAATTCTCTAGACCAATCTTGAAACTTCCCATTTTCCCACATATCAAACATCCTAAAAGAAAGAGGATTATCAGAAGTAGCACCATACGTAAACTTTTGTACGGCACCATATAATTCCCCATAAATTACGGCATTTTCACTTAATCTACAATAAGCTTCAATCCAAGGATTTTTCTCTGTTACTCTCCAAAAACTATCACTTAAATTAAACTTCCTGTAAAATGCTCTAGATGCCGCCCACATCCTACCTTGTTGAAAAGTATAACGGGCATTTGCACCATGTATCTTTTCTGTAATACTTACTTGTATATTTGGGTATGAATCAAAAATACTACGGTATTTAAACCAACTCTCAATATCATATTTACTACCACAACCAGTAATAGGTGGCGGACTTTCCATATTTCCCGGCATTGTTTTTAAAACATGTAATTCAGGTTCATAATGTTCGATACCCAAACGTTCGGCAACATCATCACCTTCTTTAGAACCTTCGGGTGCTGAAACAAGTAATCCTTGAGACATTATACCACGAAACTTATGGGCTTTAATACGTCTATGACCAGCCAAAAATGCGTAATCTTCTGTATCCGGTACAATAGAATCTGGTGGAACAAAAACACCTAATGCTTTATCTTTCCAATCATCAGTTCGGACACAACAAACATATGCATCAAACACACGAACCAAAGATAAGCTATCCGCATTAGGATGCTTCTCCAATTTAATTGGTACAACCTTAACTTCAAATTGACTCATATATTTTATCTCACATAATAATTATACTACATCGAACATAAAAAGTCAATTATTAATTGACATCCAATATAGGAGGAATAAGACAATTTCTCCGCATATCTAGTGCTTCATCCCAAAAACTAATATCTACTAAACCTTCCGTTAACATCATATGGACTTTACCATTATCCTTAGTATATTGAGGTGAATACCATTTTGAATATTTATTCAGGTTAATGATAACTTCAGTCAATCCGGCTTGAATCACGGCTCTCGCACAATCCATACATGGGTATACATTTAAATAAATTCTACATCCTTTTAATGGTACACCAATTCTTGCAGATGCATAAATCGCGTTACGTTCCGCGTGTTCCATCCAAAAATATTTTTCAGGACGTATAAATCTCTCAGGAACCACACAAGGATTATCTCTTACCTTTCTCGGAAGACTATTGTACCCTGTTGCCCTAATACAATTATCCAGATCAACAATAACCGTACCAACTTGAGTATTAGGATCTTTACTTCTAGTCGCTATCTCATCTATAATATTGAAAAAATATCTATCCCATGAAGGAATCATTAACAATCCCACCTTTCCACATTATTCTTAATATCCTCATATGTAAACGTTTTATACATCTCTCCGTTCTCAAAAACTTTACGTAACTTATTACCAAAACTCATAGTGGGTTCTCCATAACACATCGTCCTATATACATTCCGATCTCTAATCAAAGATAAAATACCTTTCTTCGATTCTTTACCAGGCGAAGTCTTAAAAACACCATTCCATTTACCATCAATTTGGATGGCAGAAGCCTTAAATGCAAACTTTAAAGTATCTCTGTTTACCTTCTGTAATAATGCTCCGCCCGAACCGAATACAATATTTTCAGTGGAAATACCATTTACTACCATAGCATTTAAAATTTGTCTAATAATATGATAATCTATACCATCTCCTTGGAGAACACCCAAAACAGGAGGTAATACTTTATATCCTCTGCTATTTTCCATATATCCGAACTTATCAAATAATATATTAAAAACCTTAATCAAAGTTGGTATAGTATCATCAGAATCAGGACGAATAACAATTTTACCATCACGTTCTAAAATTTTATCCTTAAGTTTTTTTCCAAAAATATTTAAACAGGCATTTACAATATCATAAGAATCAGCAACTATAGATAATATACCTGTAGGATAAGAATCCATAGCATTTTCATATGCATCCAACTCTCTATCTTGTCCCCATGATGTAACGGTAGAATGTTCCATCGCAGGAACACTAAACGCTGGCATATAATCGCAACAATAATACTCTTGCAACATTCTAATACCTGCAACAGTATCCGTTCCCTTAAAATTTAAAAGATGGGCAGCAGCCCCTAATCCAGCACTCTCTTCCGATGATACTCCACGATATCCAAAATCATGCATTTGAAAATTAACTATATCACTATCATAACCACAAATACCAGCAAATTCTTCCAATATTTCTTTCAGATTATATGAAAGAGTGGCAATAGTTGTAGGATACCACACCTTCAACAATAATGTTTCTAAATAATTCGGCAACCAAAAACACCTAAGATCCGTATTCCTTATGGTCATTAAAACATTATTAGTCTGTGGCTTATACCCTTCGGGTACAGCACATATCTCTACAGGAAGGTTTCCACCAAGTTCATTAGCTATATACAACCAACCTTCAGTATTAAATGTATCTTGTCCTAAATGTTGATGGACAAACGTTTTGGCTTCCATTACCTTAACTGGAGTAACTACGACACCTTGCAAATACTTCTTTAAATAATATTGTAATCCGAAGAAAACCGTTCGATCAAACATTCCACCACGACTCTCCAAATAACTATAAACCGTCTGTGTTCCTGGCGGATATTGTTTCCAATGTGAAAACTTATAACTATCAGTCATCAAACAAATATTATCATCCATAATATTCTCTCTCTAAAAAAGCTCTCATTAATGATTCGTGTTCTGGTACCATCAGACTATATAACATTGGATTAATTTCAAACCATTTTGCGTTAGATATATCATCCATAGCCAAATTATATGCATTTACAGCTTCCGCCTCAAATAACACAGTTTTAATACCAACCTCAGTCTCTACATATCTCCAATCTCTAACAGTAAAATTACTTATATATTCAACATCACGTACATCTAATCCAACTTCTTCCTTACATTCCCTGATAACCGCATCTTCTAATGTATCATCATTAACATCAACAAATCCACCAACAAATCTCCGCCCACAAATTTCTTCTCCTGGTTTTTGACATAACAACACACTATGATCTGTGGGGTGTGTTATGGCAACATCAACACAAAGATACGGATTTTTAAATCTATTAGCTATAGAATAACACATACCTTTTCTAAAGTCTGGGGTATTTTCTACCTTATGTGAAGAAGCTTCTCGTAAAGCGGAAGCTGAAATATTATAACCATATTCATTTAAGGAAACAGTTGGAATCTTACCATAATAATTTTCGATGAAACTATCCCGACTACCATATAAAACTTTAGTTTCAGTAGGAAATACACTATCTAAAAGTAAATCTAAATTTTTAGACCACTCCACATCCAATCTACAATCTCTAATAGGTAAAACCATTATAAGTGGATATGATTTTTGGATCATATTAGATCTAATTGCAAAATCTAGAGGATTTTTCATTGTAGGATTTCCAGTTGTTAATCCTAAAATGATAACCACTTTATCGTGTCTCGATTCAACAAATTCTATAAGTGCTTTATGACCTTCAGTTAATTCCGGAGTTTGAAATCTGGCAACAATAATACCAATATGCCCACGTACTATCACAGGTTCAATCATATATCCTCATTTTTTTAGAGATTGTAAGTTAGAATCGTATTCTTGTCCTTGGGGGATTAAAGCTCCCTCGGAATAAATCTATCAAAGGGTTCTTCAGCTAAAAACTGGGTTTGCGTTTGTTTCTTTTGTTCCAATCTTTCTAAAACATACCTAAATGTTTCTCTCGGTATCAAACCATAATTAACTTTAAAAAAGTCCAATATTTCTTCATCCGTCTTACCTAAGCGAACAAACGAATCAAATATATCCTTAGCATCTTCTTTATACATCATAATAAATCCACCACAGGAGTTTCTCTTCTAGTCCTTTCGATATATTTCTTATTTAATCCTTTTACAAAATGTTCTTTACGTAAACATTTAATCGCATCATGTCCTAATTGATACTTTTTAATTAATGGTCTTGATCTAAAAAACGGTCTAGATCCGGCCATAACATTAACAACCCTATCATTTATAATAACCTCTCCGATAATTTCATTCGGGTCATTAATCCTATATTCCATAGAATACCATTGACCATCAATTTTTTCATATTCAAATGAAGGAGAAATCTTTATCAAATTAATCTCCTTCTCATCATCGTAAATTTCCAACCAATGGTGTCTATTATATCCACCATTATAACATAAAATACCCGTTATAGGATGAACATAAAGTTGGTTACATAGATTATCATACCAACGATGCTTGTTAATTGATATCGAACCATCATCATTAACATGAGTATCGGTTCTTACCAACCAACGTATAGATTTTTTGAAATCGACCCAATTACGTGTTCTGTGTTCAAAAATTTTGGAAATATCAGAATATACGTCATCCCAATGACGGCCAATTTGAGCGTTTAACCATCTTTTAAATCTAATCTGAAACCATGAAGTACCACCGTGAGAATTATGAGGATTATAAACATTATCATAATCCTCATAATAATCTAAATCTTGATCTGGGTTAACATGTAATGCGGTTCTGGTAAACCATCGATTATAACCAGATCGTTTCCGTTTATTATATTCTTTGCGTTTATCGCGCATAGTTAATTATAGCACAATCATATCTAGGACACAACTCTTTTAGTTTTTCCAATATTATACTTTTGTATCAACATCCATTCATTCTTTTCTTTAAATGAAATAACCTTCACTTGCGACAAAGAAGTAAATGGTCCTTCAATAGGATTCTTCAAAATAATTAATCCCCATTCCATTAATAATTTAATTATAGCGTTTCTTCGCCCCCGATCATCTTCAGAAAAATCGGCCGTTTTTCCATCCAAAACGAATAATTCTTTAAAATGGACAATATAATAATGTCCCTGTTTATGTAAAATATGACAACTTTGGAATAATTTTTTTTCTTTACGACTTGCAATTCCAATTCGCGTCAAAGTTTCCCGTACCTTTAAAAAATCATCCGGATGTTCTAGTAAAACCTCAATCATATTTTCAGTACCACTCATACATCCTCCTTAATTTTTCTTTTTAAACCACCTTTATTCATAACCAGTCTTATTGCATCTAATTCATCATCGGTCAATATCTTTAAAGCTTCTTTAGCTTTAGTATTATTAAAACCATAATATTCTTTAACTAAATCCAAATCTTCTGGTTTAATAGCTTTATGCCACGGACTAAATCTAGATCGCTTTCTTACCGCATAAAACAGATAATCATATTGCATCCTATTATCTAAAAATGGATGTAAATTCATCTCCTGAGCATGTAACAAAGTATCAGGAAAATTACTAAAACATCTATTAACTATGTATGGTCTATAATCCTTTTCAGCTTCAATTTCTGTATCAGGATCATCCATTAGATGTAATTTTTGGGAATTCAACGACTTTAAATATGCTGTTAGATCCATTTACCTTCACCTAAATCCTCTAATAAATAAATTAGACCAGGAATAATGATATCCTCATTTAAATATTTATCATTTAAATAAAATAATTGCAACGATGTTAATTTCTCCCAACTAATATAACTATAATTTACCGACTTCGCTCCGCGTTTCATTCTATCTAAAACTCCAGATTCATCGATAGAAAACGAAACTATATAAACTAACTTACCCCCAATAAAACCGGCCTGTAAAATATTTTGATCTCTATAAGTATCCAAATTTTTATCGGTAGTTTTATGCCATTTACTCTTTCCATCTAACTTATATTTTAGAACATTCCGCTGTTCGGTTTTTATTTCCCAAGACCGACCAAACCGATCAATCGCATCATGTCCTTTATTAGTAGAATTATGTTTTAGACCCATGTATTTTGCGACTATCATTTCACGGATCTTGTCAGACGCAACTAGGTCCGACATTAGTTGGGCAATTAATATTCTGAAGGAAAAACTTCCTGAGGTTAACCGTTCAAATACCTTGTTATCATCTAACGCATACGAATAAAATATGTTTTCAAGTTCGTTATCAAACATTCATAATTTTTCATAATATAGGTAACTCTCAATTTACCTCCCACTTTCAATTAATTATAATTTTTCCACCCATTCAACACTTTGAACCATAGGATTACTTTCTGCTATAGTATCTATAAAATATTTATATATCTTTAATCCCTCCGGTGGAGTTAAATGAGAATATGCTTGGTAACAACGCATACACTCATTTAATCCCATTAAATAATTAGTTCGTCTACCGCAACGAGAACATTTATCATTTATCATTTAAATTCACATTCCACCATTATTTGAATCAATGCTGCCACTAGATTTATCTCAATATCGGCCACGAACGCGGCTTTATATTGATAATCCGCTAAAATTAATATGGCCGGTGGTATAGATGCTTCAATAAGCTCACTATACAAAGAATCATACAAAGACCTAAATATTCTAGTAGGATCATTATCTACGTTTTGAGCAACCCACTTTCTTACCTTATCAAAATTCTTTTCCCTTAAGGATTTAATCAATTCACTAAGAGCTATATCACTTATTTGTGATAACAAACCCTCATCAATTTTACCACCAACAGAATATCTCTGTAACTCATTTAATACTCGCCTAAAATCAGGAAAGAATTTCTTAATCAATTCGACCACAACAGCTTCAGTATATTCAACCTTCTCTTGAGCTAAAATATACTTTACCCGTTTCATAAACTGACCAGCCAACTTCGGGCGATCCGCAAAAGGTATACGAAACTCAATAACCGAACATCTAGAACCAGAAATTGGAGTAATGATTCGATTCTTAAAATTACAAGTCAAAATAAAACTCGTATTGCGAGCAAATTCTTCCATAAACCCACGTAAAGCGGGTTGTGTAGAATTAGGATTTAAATAATCCGCTTCATCTAAAATAAGAATCTTCCTACCGCCAACAAGAGAAACCGTACTAGCAAACTGTTGGATTTTAGTTCTCAAAGTGTCGATATTACCATCTTGACTAGCATTAACTACCATACAATCTAATCCCAATTCATTAGCTAAGGCGCGAGCAACGGTAGTTTTACCTACGCCGGCACCTCCACTAAATAAAAAATTTGTCGGGAGATCGCCACTGGCTACAATGTCTCTGAAAGTTTTTTTGATTGATTCAGGAAGAATACAATCTTCAATCTTGGTTGGCCGGTACTTCTCCACCCATAAAACCTGAGGACGCATTTGTCACCTCTTCATTATAATTTTGTTCCACTTCAAACTTATTATTTCGATTAAGTTTATAATAAGTATTTGCCAAACATATTCCGCACGTACCCACGAAATAAGGCGGAATATTCATCTTTTTTCGTTCTCTCAAAGACCGCTTTAACTTCTTCACCCTAAGATAAATCATCGAAACTTTACCATCCAAATTTAATGCTACCGTCGATAATTTAACATCACGTAATCTTCCACAATGTATACAGTGTAGTTTCTTACTGATTTTTTTCGGTGATCCTGGATCTGTTTGCTTTTTATTCAAGGACTTAACAACAACAACAGATGGCGGAGGAATTGGTAATCCCCTTAACATCTTTGAAGTAATTTTATTTTCGGATAACGTACCCGGATCAATAATTAAACTCATAATATCCTTTTGATTTAAATGGTAGGGATGATGGGATTCGAACCCACGATAACCGGCTTGAAGGGCCGGCGACTTAAACCACTTGTCAACATCCCCATTTGGATTAACTAAGTAATATAAACCGAAGTTGCTTCCAACGAAATATAATACTGCAAATCTATTTCAGTATTCTTAAAATGAGAAATACCAGCAGATGATACACTAACATCATAAGATCCTTTAAGCATTTTTAAAGCATCGGTCTTAAATATCATCTTAAATGTGGTACCATTACCTTCACCAACATTAACCGAATAACTATTCGAAGTACTATTCTTTACATCCTGAGCAACTAAATCAATAGTTTTTCCATCACTTTCTATGGCAATTTCAGGAGATCCTAAAACAGCAGAAGCCTTTAGAATAGCTTGAAAAACATCTTCGGTAAATTTAAAATTAATTTCAGCAGATTTAATAACCTTTTCCATCTTAGAAATATCTTCCGGTGGAAGAACAATCATAGATGGATCCGAAAAATAAAACTTAACGGATGATTTTGTTTCCCCACCAGAAATCTCAAGATGGTTGTCTTTGATTTCGATATTAGGATCAGAATACAAACTTAATATGCTCAATAATGTATTTAAATCATATATGGCAAATTCCTTGGGAAACTTATCTTTCACTTTTGCAAATGCCAAAGTATTTTTTTGTCCTGAAATAGTACTCAACGTACTACCTTTCTTAAACAACATACTCTGGTTAATAACTGCAAAATTCTTTAAAATAACAACAGCATCGGGTGTCAACTTCATATTTTCTCTCCTCTTTCAAATAATCTTACTGATGATAAATATGCTAATAAAATAACCAAATAATTTATAGCATCCCTAATAGTATCTTCCAATTTTTCATCTAATACTCGTCCTTGTGTACCATCCATAAGATTGGCTATTCTAGCAATCTTATCACTTATACGGACTAAGATACCATCTTCCACACTAATACGGTCCGTCAAAACCCCAATCATTTTAAAATTCCTAAATTCATCATCACCCTTAGAATAATCGTGATTTTTAGCTTCCAGAATCTTAAGACATGAAGAAAACGTATCTTCTGCCACTCTCGTTAGGTAGGACCGCTTTTCCATTTCAACCTTTTTACTCATAATTCACCTCATATTCTATTATAACACAATTTATCATTAATAGCAACTACCGTCTAGACTTTAATATAGCCTCGACAAACGCATTAATAGCGTCGATTATATCCAAATTTCTTAAATGATAATCTTTACCTCCTATCATTCTAAATTCCAAGTACTTAGGAAAATTACGAAAACTAATAGCGAGAAATTTCTCCTCTAAATCAATATCCGGTAAATTCTTATAATTAGGAAGACAAAATATATTATTAATTCTTTTAAATTTCCTAAGCCACTTATATTCTTTTACTAATTCAACCAACGATATAGGATCAATTTTATTCATTAAAGGAACATCAATATTAACATGTAAAGAGGTTGTTTTATTAGTTGTTCCGCCGCTATCTTCAATCCATTCCAAAATCTTCATTAAATTTAAAACACTTGTAGTTTTAGGCCAAACTGGAGTTATAATCTCATATGGATGTTGATTATCAAAATCAACATCTATACTCCAATCATAATCTAATGTGAACATATACTTGGCGTCCTCTTTCATCCTAGAAAGATATCTCTGTTTATACGAACACCATTTTTCTTTAGGAAATAAAGACTTTAATTCTTTTATTATGGCTTTTCTATCTAAATCATGACAAAATTCCACTTCATAACCAATATTAGCCATTTTCTAATTATCACAAACATCATAAATGAATCTAAGAGCCATTGCAGCTACTTGGACCATTTCATTTCTCATTTTAGCCTTAGTAGCTCTTTTAGGATAACCCTTAACTAAATCCCACACTTCGTCTACCTCTTCAAGAAGAACAGCATATCCTTCGTGTGGTCCGCGCATCGGTCCGTGTAAACCTACGGCTCGTTTCATTTCCATTTTAACTTCATCTACTATAGAATCTATAATATCATTTTGGTTTTCTAAAGACAAAGATTGGTTCATATTTTCTCCACTTACCTTCTACTTTACAAAAATTCTTTGCTGTTGGTTTACCATCATCACCAATACGATTGGAACCAGGCATGGACATCAAACACATCTTCTCAATACCAATAAATTCCATACCTAAATCTAAAAGAATTTTCTTAGAATCTTCTTCTAAAGGATAATATAAACTACCAACTTTAATATCTGCAATATTCCAAAGTAAATATCTATCCTTCTTTAAATATTCAACACAAGTTTTTAATGTTGGATATAAAAAATTATCTCTCCAAGAATCATATTGTGGATATTTCGACAACGATTGGGACTTATCTTCTGAATATCCTTCTCTATTAAAATACGGCGGACTAGTAAACACTAAATCCAATTTACCTTTATACTTTTTAAAATCCCGATTATTATGAATATCTTCCGCACATTCTTGAAAAACTTCAAATGTGTGTCCTGTTTCGCCCCAAAAACTCCTCAAACTATTTGAAAGTACGGCATTATTAAAAAAATTGGCTACCAATTCATAGCGGCTACTCGATTTATCCACAACATTATCTGTGTTAGGATCTGTGCCAACATAATGAATATTGCGATCCCTAACAGACATAGCCCCAATAATACGTCCGCCCCAACCTGAAGAAGGGTCATATAAAATAATATGATTCTGTTTTTTAATATGGTCTGTATATTTTTCATAAAGATATTTCGCTGTTAATGGAGGGAAATTTACCGCGACTTGAATATATCCAATCTTAAACGCCGTAAAACCCAATGGAAATAAACGATCTACTTTTTTAAAGAACCTAATGTGATATTGTTTGTTGTTATCCAACTTCTTTGGTAAATTAGCTATCCTACAAGCATCATTTAAATAACCTTCTTTCCAAGAAGATATCACCTCATCTTTAGATAACCACAAAAACTTATTAAGATTTACTTCGGTATAACCAGATCCTTTTACATTAGTAACATCAACCTCACTTAACCAAAAATCATAACCTTCAAAAATATTAGGATTACTATGAAAAATTTTCATCCAATCTAATCCGGTTTTACATGGTACTATTCCCATGGCGGTTTCTTTTTCGATGCTTATAGAATATCGATAAAAGCTATCACGTCTAAAATGCCTTCGGCATCCTAATTGCATTCTACGTCTAAATCTAGGATCTTTAAAAAGATCATACACAGAATATCCATTAAATTTATCACCATTTTTAATAGATGTATTATAATTTATTTTTGATTTCATCATGGTTGGAAACCATTGATTAACACACGAACCCAACCCTAATGTCGTATTCAAAATAACATTATCCAGCCCATCTAATTCATCCGTTCTTTGAAATTTAGAAACAGGAAAACCTTGCATTTCTCTAAAATCCTGTATCATTTCTTCTTCGGAAGCTCCTGAAAGTGGTGGTATATCAACTTCATCCCATATACGTAAAACTTCCGAACGCATAAAATCAATCCACTCAGTTAATTGAACCCCATTCATAGAAAGGATTTCATAAAATGTTGGATTAATTTTAGGATCATCGATAATAAAATTATTTTTAGTCCAATAATTTAACATTAATAACCCAACACGCTAATTTCTATCATTGCTCCGAGTTTAGAAACTCGTATTTGTAATGGATCAACTAACGTTATTAAACCTTTAGCGCACTCATCTTCTGGAACTACCAAAATCTTCCACGTTCCAGAAGGACTAACAACAAATTCAGCTTTAAATTTCATAATTATCTCCCATGAGGTGTTGATTCTATGTAGCCACTGTTAGTAATTTCGGTGAATTCAGCTCTTTCCTGCAACTCGGTTATATTATAAGCGCCACAGTATGAGAAACCAGAACGACAACCATCCTTTAAATCTTTTATAATATCCGATACATTTTCATATGAATACGGTACCAACGTTTCTTCACCTTCAATATTATTTGTTTCTTCACCCCTAAGTTTCTTATCACCATATGAGGCACTACCTCTATAAATCTTATAAAGTCCGCCATCACCAGCTTTAATAACCGAACCAGGAGATTCATCCGTACCAGCAAATAATTTACCAACCATTACCGCACTCGCACCAGCAGCTAAACACTTCACCACATCTCCAGAATATTTAATGCCGCCATCGGCGATAATACCTACAGGATCACCAACTGTACGCATATATCCGGATATATCCATAATCGACTGAAATGTTGGTATTCCGCAACCAGTTTTAATACGGGTTGTACATAAAGAATTATGTACTATTTTATTATTAGCACAATATGAATGAGAATTATTTACCGTTAAATCAAAAACATCTCCAACATATTCTTTTTTTTCTATTTTTGTAATCGGAACTAATTTAAATTTTGTAAGCATAAATCCATTTCTTCAAATATACCTTTATTAATATCGGATTCCCAAATATAAAATATTTTATATCCTTTTTCTACAGAATATTTCTTCTTCAATTTATCTCGTTTAATTTTAAATAATTGTCTTTCATTTAATGGGCGTTTATTTTTCCCGTATATTTTAGGATTACCATGCCAATAATCTCCCTGTACTTCTAAAATTATATTTGGATATATCAAAAAATCATATTGAAACCTACCATCCAAAATAAAATTATACTTAAAATTTACACCTAATAATTCCAATTTACTACGAATTATTTTTTCTATTTTCGTAATACAATATTTATTTTGACCTATACGTTTTAATATACGAATACGTTGAGCCTCTCTAGCTTCAGGATGGTTTTTATAATAATTTTTTTGAGATTCACTCATCCTCAATCGAGATTCGACCGTATGTTTTTTACCATAAAAAGGATTTAATATTCCTTTTTGGTTTTCTTTATTCTTGTCCGATAAAATTTTTTTTGTTTCTTCAGAATGTGTTCTTCCGTAAAATGGGTTATTTTTTCCTAGATTTGAAATTCGTCGTTCAGTGCTTAATCTATTCTTTAATTCCTCAGAATGCGTTTTTCCATAAAATGAATTATTTGTTCCTTTTTGACGACATGATCCACAAACAAAAGATTTATTTTTATAATAATGTGAAAAATAATACTTTCCTATTAATTTTAAATTACCGCAAGCACATTCAACTTTTATTTTTTCCATAAGGTATAAGAGATTCATCTCCCATACCATATTTATAATTTTCACACCTTTCAATCAATAGGTAATCATCATTTAATTTTTCGGCCGAAACCCATTCCGCAAAATCTTCTAAATTATTGTCCGTTATGATATGTTCATATTTTTTATGTAACACAAAAAATTCGTGGTTTTTTGTACATTTAGTTTGGTTTATATTATATAAACATTCGGTTTCTGACCTTCTTAACGTATCAATTACCATTTCAAATTTACCAGAATGAGATAATACAAAATCTCCAATAACTATATCCATTATACGTTTATTACCAGTAATAGTAAAAATATTTGTATCCGAAGTAAAACAACCTCCGCCGATTCCGCACTTTAAAGCCGTTGACATTATTCTATCTTTTGGAATAATACTATAAATATCACATGCGGCTCTGACTGTAGCTATATTCCCTATAATTAAATTATAAGGAAATTTCCTATAATATTCGTCAATAATATCCATTACTTTATCAGAATGAGCGTGGGCTACATCCAAACAGGCAATAATAGTTCTACTCTTATTATTAAATCTTTCAATAAGCCGAATACGATTTATCCATTCTTTACCAATTCCAAAAGATATACCAAAATTAACATCATTTGGTATTTCACACATCATCTCCATCTGTTCATCGATAGTACACATCCGATGTAATATACCTAATGCACCAACATTATGCATAGCAACGCACATTTTAGGTCCACAAACGGATGACATATTAGATGCAATAATTGGAACACCCAACTCCAGAGTTCCAATATTACTACTTAAATCAATTTCCGCACGGCTACTTACTGAATTCCTTTTAGGAACCAACATAACATCATTAAACGATAATGATTTAATTATAGCCATTTAAATACTCAAATTCGAATACACCCATCCAATTCACTTCATCATCTTCTGGTTGGAATACTCCACTTTGAGCGAATGATTCCCTAGAAAATCCGCTATCTTTCATAAAATCGACCACTTCAGCAATAAAAGCAGGAATAGTATATTCATCATTATATTCCCCCGTACCTGTAATAGTAATCTCTACCTTCATATTAATCCTCAATATCTAATAATTTTGCTAACCTTTTTGCATCCACCGACGGTGAGGGATGTCTAAACACACATTTCTTACCGTTATCATAAATAGATGCGTTAAATTTCTTCAAATGGCCTTGAGCTAAATCACATATAAATCCATTAGGCCAAACAACGTAATAATGATTCAACTCATCGTCTGGAACATTAGTTCGGTAAGCAAAAGACCCTTTAGGTGCTAAGAAATGGAAAATACATTCCGAAATAACGTAACAATAATTTCGTGTTGGATTATTTGGATTACAATTATCCCTATAATCTAAAGTTATCTTATCTGTCTTAATTTTTTTTATTGCGGTTTGGAAAGACTCTAAATTTAGACCGATAAAAGCGCATGTTTGGATTAAATCGCTTTCTATATTCATACTCACCCTCAACATATTTCAACCTATCTAACATACCTACTACCGCATCACATTGTTTAGATAAAATCGATAATACTTCATTTTCCTCATCTGTTTTTTCAGAAACAATCAAATTTCTCAATACCTCCGCAGTATATCGCAATACATCTTTTACTATTATATCACATTCATCTTTAATATTCAACATTATTTTACTCCTTTTTTAACAAAGAAAAATTCTTAACCTTCACAAAACGAATGGTATTTTGGAATTTATCTTGCAACGTATCTCCTTTATGACTTATAATAAAAATATTAATATTAGTATTCAGTTGGCCTATTAATTTTAAAAAATCTTCAGTACCATTGGTATCCAATGAAGAATCAAAAATTTCATCTAATATCAATAAATTGGTATTTGCACTATTTTTCATCTTTGAGATATCGCGCCACGTAAACAACAAACTCAAATCTATCCGTAATTTCTCACCTTCCGAAAAAGATTCATAAGAAAATTCATCACGTCCTCGACTCTTTATAATTTCCTTAAAATTTTCATCTAATGTGAAATTAACAAAGAAATCCAAAAGATTCAAATACTTATTTACAGATTTATTAATAATAGGCAAATAACGACTTATGATCCGAGTCTTTATACCACTATCCTTTAACATCTGTGCTACTAGATCATAATAATGTTTATCCTCAAAAAACCTATCCTTAACATTAACACATTCTTCTCGTTCAGCTTCTAATAACTTTAATTCCTTCTTATCCTTATCGGAAATAGTTTTCTTAGATAATAATTCCTTTATTTCATTTTGAATTTTTTCCATATAGGATTCAATCGCTATAATGGACGAATTTATTTTAGATATATCTTTTTTCTTATCAACAATTCGACCTAAAATATCACATATTAAATCTAAAATATTTCTCTTATTTTGTAAATCCTTATCCAATTTAACTAATGCCAAATTAACTTCTTTTAATTTTAATTTTTTTTCGGTTATTATATCTACCTTAAACATATCATTAATATTCTGTTTACATGTAGGACATACTTCAGTATCTCCAAAAAAAATTAACTCTTTTTCTAATTTCTTTGCAGAAGATGTTAATTGGTCTTCCAATAATTCTAATTTCCTAATTATAGCCCTAATAGAATCTTCATTAGCACACTTTACGGTTAATTTTTCTATTTCCTTTTCTAAGACCTTTATTTCTTTAAGTTTTACAACCTTGTCTAGTTTATTATCCTTCATACTAGAATTACAAACTGAGATACGTTCTTTATTATTAGTCCGTAATTCTTCCACATATTGACGCCGTAACTTAATTTTATCATCAATTAAGGAAATATCATTATCAAGTTTAGTAAATTGTTCTCTTAATTCTATTATTTTTTGTTTTAATATACCATTCATGTAAGAAAATATTTGTATATCCAACAAATCCTCAATAATAAATCTCCTATCGGATGCCTTCAGTTGCATAAATGGTACGAACGTAGAACTACCTAAAACCACTACTTGACAAAAACTCCTATAATTCAATTTTAAAATATTTTCTTCTAAATAAACCTGATAATCTTTAATCCTAGAATCTTGATTTACTAATTTTTCATTGATATAAATTTCAAAGATACTAGGTTTTAAACCCCTCCTAATAAAATATTCATTTTTACCAATTATAAAATAGATCTCAACCAAACAATCAGACTGATTTAATGAATTAACTAATTGAGGTTTATTAATATTTCTAAATGGTTTACCAAATAATACAAAGGTTAAAGCACATAATAATGTGCTTTTTCCAGATCCATTTTCACCTAAGATTAAGGTAGTAGAATGCTTATTTAAATCAATCTCGATAGGTTGATTCCCAGTAGATAAAAAATTAGACCATTTAATTTTTTGAAAAAATATCATATAACGAACTCAAATATCTATTCCTGTTCATTTGTTGCTTCTAAGTATATTCCTCTAAGAATTTCTTTCAATTTTGTTTTATCCATTACTAATTCCATAGAATCCACATATTCGAAAAGTATACTTAAAGTATCCTCAGTCGATGTTTCTCCACTATCAACATCAACATTAAAATCCTCAATAATTTTTATTTCTGCCGGCGATACTCCATAAAGCATATCAATAAACTTATCAAAGAAAAATGGATTACTTTTATAATTAACTATTACCTTAATATATGTTTCCGAATACTTAGTTGGTTCTATAGAATTCAAAATCTCATCTATAGTTTTTCCTCTATCATCATAAACCACCCTATGAAACATTCTATAAGGATTTTCAATAAACTCCATCGATAATGTTTTAGTATCTAAAATATGAAAACCTCTCGGATCATTCATATCAGCAAAAGTCATCTCATATGGAGCACCTAGATAATGTATGTTATCGTTAGAACTCTTGTGGTGGAAATGTCCGGAAATTACCATGTCAAATTGATGAAACATACTTCCATCTAAACCATCTTCACAATTTATACCACCATACATCTGAAATCCATGAATCTGTAAATGTCCAAATAATACCCGTGCAGAAGTATTTGATATTAATTTATTGGTTTCTTCTAAATTATCATTAGTAATCCATGGTAGTAATAATAATTTTAATCCATCAAAAATCATTTCCTTAGGTTCGTTGATAACTGTTATATTATCCCACCCACCCATTATTTCTTGAATCGAATTCACATCATTAGTATTTCGGAAAAATACATCATGATTACCACTCAACACAAACATATTTACTCCCATATTTTCCAACGGATGTAAAAAGTTATTTCTAAACCTATTTAATATATTAAAATTGATATATTTACGCCTATCAAATACATCCCCAAGATGAAATATGGTTTTTATCTTTTCTCGTTTTAAGGTAGGAAATAGGATATCATTAAAAAATTTTTGAAAGTAATTATCAAAAACTAAACTATCCGATCTTGCTCCAATATGCGTATCGGTTAAAAGTACGACTTTACCCATCTACAACCCCACCAAAAAACTTTTCCAAATTTACAGATTTTTTCTTTTTATTTTTTTTCTTATCCTCAAATTCAGATATAATTTCAACCATATTTTTTTTTAAGAATTCCACATATGTATTTTTATAGACGCCGATATCATGGGCTTGATTAAAATATTCCGAAAATTCTGGAGATTTTTCAATGCTCTTATACTTTAAATATAATTGCTTTTTCTCCTTAAGAATTCTACGGATGAAGGCATACCAAATAATTTGAGTAAAATACGCAAAAGGATTTTTACTTTTTTCAGGATTAAAATTATCTATATATAAGAGACAATTTTCTATACCATCACCAATCATATCACCTATATACGAATAATTATAAAAATTAGGACGAAAACTTAAATGTTCTGCAATCTTAAGGAGACATTCGCCCACGTATTCAGGAACACGAGGTTTTTCTAATCCTTCTCTTTTAGCCTTCCTAATAGATTTCTGATAAGCTATTAACTCAGCCAACAACTTATTATTATCAACATAATGTTTTGTTTTCGCCATCTACTATTATACCAGATAGATCCTTCCGAAATTAACTAATTTTTAAAATAACATCCGTATTAGATTGTAATTTCCTATTTACCGCAGTACTTTGTATGAATACATCAAAATTACCGTGTTGACCTGGGTGAACTCTAATTTCCTCAAAAGGTAAACATAATAAACGTCGAGCATTTTCCCCACCATAATAATCACCACTCATCTTATCGCGTATAATAATTTCCTTATTGGCTTGAATGGTTTCGGCTTTTGTTAACTGGTAAAATACCATACCCTTTACATAAGAATATCCTGTTTCTCTAATAACAAACTCTCTACTTCCACATGGTCGATCTAAATGATAAGTTTTAATATGTGAAACATTTAATTTAATAAGTCCCATTTTAAGGTCGTTGGTGGTAACTGAAGTTAGATCCGTTTTAAAAAATGATTTTGTCGAACGGATTCCTTGACTACGCAAATGCATATAATTATCCATTGCATTTGTAAAACTTTTACCAGCTTTTTCAAGTCCTTTTACAGAAGTATCCCAAATTTGAATATTATCTATTGGAAATCCAAACTTTTTTGCTTCGTAAACACCATTTTGATTCGGAACCAAACACACTATTGTCCAGTTATCAGACATATTTTTAATAGCATCTATTAGAGTACAAGGATGCATTTTACTCGCATTCTCTTCCCCATCGGTAATAACATAAACCAAAAAAGCATGATCCCCATACAATTCAGGTAATACCCTCATATCCTCAATAGCTTTTACCGTAGTTCTAATTAATGCTGTAGAACCAGTAGGATGATAATATTCCTTTAAAGACTTCATCCGCATTACATCCATATCAAAAACTAAACAGGTATAATTACTATTAAATAAATAAATGGAAATCCTTGTCTCTTGATCCAACTCAACAGATCTACGTTTAAGATTATCCAATTCACGATCAAATACTTTAACCACATTATTACTTAAATGTTGCATAGATGCACTCGCATCTATGACTAAAGCTATATGGTTGATAAAATGTTGCATTCCTAATTTTTTAGATTCAGATTCGAACATATATTATATGCCTCTATTGTATTATAACACGTTACTAGCGCGTTGTCAATAAGCTTACCCCACTTTAATTTTCGTAAAAATCCTATTTTTTAAGTCTTTTGTTTCCATCAACTTACAGACCACAAAAATCGTATTTAATTCAAAACCGTACAACTACTCACACTCACAATTAAAACATCAAAATCCTATCGTTTTTATGTTAAGAAACTTGACATAAAATTTATTTTTCGTTTGTTTTCAACAACTTATCTCGGAATCATCATTTTAGCACTTGACAAACACTCTCGTTTCTGGTATAATATAAATGTATTCATTTAGAGAGAACCAGGTACTCTAGAGAGCGTATAGGGGTCCAAGTAAAATCAAAAGTGTAAATAGAATCATCCAAAGTTCCAAGTAAAATCAAAAGTGTAAATAGAATCATCCAAGGTTCCAAGTAAAATCAAAAGTGTAAATAGAATCATCCAAGGTTCCAAGGTTCCAAGGTTCCAAGGTTCCAAGGTTCCAAGGTTCCAAGGTTCCAAGGTTCCAAGGTTCCAAGGTTCCAAGGTTCCAAGGTTCCAAGGTTCCAAGTAAAATCATATTACATAATATAATCATCATCACTGGTAGCCTTTTTAGTGATATTCTTTTTACCTTTTTTAATGATCTTTTGATTCTTTTTGGGTTCCTCTTCTTTTTTATCTTCCTTTTCCTTTTCCTTTTCCTTTTCCTCACCTAATTGTTCGTATTTCTTTTTAGCCTGTTCTTGTATTGTTCCTTGAGAATTTTCATATTCCATAAGCTCTTTGAAAGCCTTTAAATAAAGGTCTTTAATTTCGGAATTAGTACTGCTTATAGATAAGATTTGATTGATAGGAATAAAAATATAATTATCATTAGTATGAGGATTATACTTTAAGAACTGAACTTGAATTCCACCATCATTAGATGGAATCACATTAACTCTAATAGGTCTAAGTAAAACTATACATTTACCTAAAATATTATCTACGGTGTTTGTATCCGGCATAACGCTGACCAAATATTCACCTGTAGATAATCGTAATGATTTACACCAATCTGGATTAAAAATAGTATTCATATAATTATATTATAACACATTGAAAATGTTTTTTCAAGTGGTATTTCAATCCTTATTTAATAGAAAAAGTAGTTGTCCATTTAGCATCTTGTATAAAATTTTTGTCTGCTAATATGGCAAAAAATGGTCCAACCATGGTTCCATCCGACATTCTAAAACGATAGAGGAACAAACCATTACAATCCCATTTCATACCATCAGGTGAAGTTCCGCTAGCAACACAAGCCGCACTTTTTACTAACATCACTTTTACATTTAATTGGGATGGAGGTAATTTTGTGACTTGTTGATCTACAATACGAGTTTGGGCATAAAACACAACTACCGAAATTATTGTCAGTAGTATAATGGTCTTTAATTTATTAAACATCAGTTTAAGTCCTTAATTTTATCGGAAATAACTTATAATTAAACTTCTCCTCATCATAAAGTTTAATCCTATACAAAAAATGGTTTAATGTTAAATTTTTATGACCTTTATATTTAAGGTTATCTGCTATATCATACAATGTTAAATGGTTTTTAGTTTCGCTTTTTCTTAAACCCCTACCAATAGATTGTAAATTCCTAATGCGACTTTTGGAAGGAGAAGCAAATATAATATTAAAAATATTACGAACGTTAACACCTGATGAAAAAACGCCATATGATGCAACAATGATAGCGTCGGTTTGCGTTTCAACAATTCTTCGAACATCTTCTCGAATATCGGTGTCTGTTTTCCCGTGAATAAAAAATACTTTTCGATCATCTTTAACTCGGTTCTTTATTAATTCATGGAGAATAACTCCATGATTTTCAACTTCCCTAAACAATACGAGAGTATTCCTCTCTAAACTTAAAACCAAATTGGATATAAACCTATTACGTCTATTATGACTTATTAGGTATTCTATCTCCTGTCTATATGTGGCATTTTTCATCAGTTTACAAATTTCCTGGTCGTATTCTAATATTAAACACTTAATATCAATATTTGAAATTTGACCTGAACGTATTAATTCATCTGTAGTGGTAACTTTAAATACCTCACCAAAAAGTCCTTCTAATACCAAACGGTGAGTTTTTGTATCTTGTATTGTCCCGGTCGTACCAAAACGGAATGGTGCGTTGTTCATTTTGGTCATAATTGCAGTTAAAGATTTAGCCTGAAAATTATGGGCTTCATCACCAACAACAACGGTAAATTGATCGAACCAAGATTTGGGTAATTTGTAGATAGATTGCCAAGTGGTTATAACAATAGGTAAATCCGTTTCTTTATCTTTACCCGAATATATCCTATGACAATTCTTTTCAATTCTCCATTCAGTATCCTTATGAGAATAATCTTCAAAATCAGTATACATCTGTTCTACTAAAGATGTTGTAGGAACAATTACCAATAATTTATTAACTTGGAATAAAGGTTGATAATATCTTAATAATCCATATATGATTAAAGATTTACCGGATGCGGTAGGTGATAAAAGTATGCAACGTTCATTATTGATGGCGTGGATAAAAGCATTTATTTGATAATCGGTTGCTTCAATAGGTTTTAATACACCAGCATCTTTAGCATAAGGTTTTAAATCTTTAAAGAATGTTTCTCCAAATTCGATATCTACTTCTTTATCTACGTTATTTGCAATTTGGGTTTCGTCTACAGAATAATTTCGTTCGGTGGCAAATTTTCGAATATATGGAAGAAGACCGGTATATATTCTTCTGCTTCTAAAATCAAATAATCTAATTTTTCCATCCCACATTTTATTCCTAAACGCCGGCATAAACCTTGCACCAGGTACATTGAACGTGAAAAATTCGGATAATTCCATTATAATGCCCATATCTTCAGAAAACACTTGAAGGTAAACTGCATCGACTGTTCGTAATATTATATCACACATTTTATGAACCTGCTTCAAACCTATTACTTTCATTAGCATTACGAATAATCCATTGCCTGTCATTGATAGCTTTTAAAGTTCTCTCAATGGTATCCACTTTTTCTTTCTGTAAGGCTAATCTTTGTTTTAATTTGGATATTTCCGGATCAGCTTTGATATATTTGTCCATATCACATTTTAAAACTTTATGACCAAATGGACGTTCTTTATAAACTTCAGGATCAGATTTACCTCTATAATACTCGAAGGTATCCAATTCTTTAGCTTCAAGTTCGGAAATAATTTTATACAAAATCAATCGTTCAACGGACAACATTTTACTCCATTTAGAGAATAATGTTGGAGTTTTAATTGATTCTATAAGGAGTTGGCTTTTATCTAATTTTAGATCTTTGTCAGCTTGTTCATGCATCTGGTCAAGAGACAAACGAATATTTTCACTCATAATCACCCGCAATAATATTTATCGAGGGTGATTATGATACTTATTTTAAAATAAATGTTAAGGCTTCAGATCTTTTATTGGTTTTTAATTCTTCACGATTATTTTTGTCGGAATGCAATTCTTTCGATTTTTGTATGTTTATGTGTGGAGAAGGATGTATATTATTAGGATTTAAATATTTTAAGGCATGATATGCTGATTTTTTACCATCATCTGTGGTATGGTCAAAATGAACATAATTATCACCTACACCTTCTTTTCCAAATCTTGCATATCCTTTAGATAATGCTAAATTAGAACCTATTTCAGATTTCGTATAATATTCTGGACTTTTTATTTTAGGAAGAGAATTTAATTTTGTGGGTAAATTTAAACCATGTTCTGTTCCAGAATCTAATAAATGTACTTCACCTTTAGGGTTCATCCATCCCTTTATACTATCCGGGTCTCTATAATTTTCTGTTATAAATTCTTTAAAGGTTTTCATTAGGTTACATACTCCCAATCGTAGTATGCATATTTAAATTGTACGATAGCTTCCGCCGGCGTCGCTTCTTGGTCATCACTTAAAAATTCAATAGGACTTAAAAAGACTGGATAAGCATCCCTAAATATAAAATTAACATTTGCATTGGCTTGATTAGTTAAAACATGTAATATAGCATCTGACCAAATTCCACCCCATTTAGAATTAAGGTCGGTATTTTCCGTTTTTAATGTGGCGTACTTATCAAAATTTTTAACTAATCCAAGACCTCGCATCCATTCAACAATCTCAAGGTAATTTTTCATATCTTCATCAACCAAAAATCTGATTTCCAATTCATCCCAATTCATATTAATACCAGGAACTGGTAGATCTTGGAATGGTGTTGGTTGTATAGCGGTACCTAAAGTTATAGCGGGTAATCTAGCACCCTTTAAGAAATAATTGCAATGAGGTATTTTACGTATTGCAAATTTAAATTTGACGGTATGTAAAAAATTTACATTGTCTGGTTGTTTATTCCAAGCGCCGATATTTTCGTAAGTTGTGGCTGCCATAATGGTATTTATGAGGACCACAAATACACATCATTACCATTATCTACAATCTTTTGAAATCCATTATTCATCATATTTTGATATTCGGTTTGTTTAGGATCGAAATTATCCAATAATTTTGGTAATTTGTGTTTCTGTGCTTGAACGCGGGATATAGTACTATCTTCTTTAGTATACCAATAATTTGGAGAAGAGGTGTGCGTATATTTAAATCCTAAGATGTGATATATTTCTCCTATATTCCAGCGTTTATCCGAATATGATACTATATTTTTTGGATTATATTGAGTTATAAAGGTTTTAAATAATTTAGAAGCCCCACCTTGAACTATAGTATCCAATTCTGTTGAATATCGGATAAGTTCCCAGTCCGCAGTTTTAGAAAATCTAGGTTTTCCAAATGTCATAATGGATACTAATTTATTGGAATTATACAGACCCAAAGAAATGGATGAATTTGAAGAACCTTGGATATGGGTCTGTCTTAAAAAGTCGTTGGCTTCTTTAGAAAGCACTTGCTTTACTTCACATTTTCTGGCAGGAATTTTAATACACTGTAAATGGTTTTTGATATTAAATCGGGATAATACTATGTCCTTTTTATTGGTCCATTCATCGAAAAATATGTGTATTACAGATTCTTTTGGTATATCTATAGATAAGCATTCACCTTTACCACCAAATTTAATCTGAGGATCTATTTGATAATCTTTGTATATTTGGAGTAATAATTGTTCGGTAGCCCAAGCATCACATAAAGGCATCTCCTTTTCCCATAGGATGGTATAGGGGATTTTGAGGCCGGTATATCGTGTTTTAATGGATTTTGTAGTTATACCGATTTTATAGATATCATTGAATTTGATATTATATAGGAGGGCTTTGATATATTTTTTATCTGGATTTTTGGTAAAAAAACCCCACGAATAAGATCCAGGAAGTTTTTCTATTCCACATTTAGGACAACCACAACCTTTTAGATGATTGGTGGGATGTTGCTCAAAATCTCCGTGTTTCTTACAGGTAATTAAGACTTTATGTAAAATATCCTGATAATCGGTTTTGGAATAATCGTATATATTACCATGTTTCTTTATACTATCTTTTATGAAACCGGAAGTAGATTTTACAAATTTTTCTCTTTGGTTTGCTGCGAAACATATAGGACAACCTTCAAAATATTTGTGGTTTGCTGGTGTTTGTTCAAATAGATGATTATGTTCAATACATTTTATTTGGACTTTTTGGTTATTCTTAATATAATTGGTTAGTGTATAATCATATCGGTTAGGATAAAGATTTTTTGACTCGGCTATAAATTCATCATTAGTTCTTCGTTCGCTCATACTAATATTTAGTCGATTGAATACGTGGGGCTTCAAATGTTAAAAGAATTTAATATAGTGTTTTCAATGACTTACAATATTGGAAATAACTTAGAATATTGTAAATATTAATTTATTTTACTTTACCCAGCGATAACGTAAGTAACATTACAAATGGTAAGAAATTTATCAGTGAATTAAACTATAAAGAGATTATGTACTAAATGATGAACCTTTTAAGAACCTTACAAATGGTAAACGAATAAACCTAAAAATAGGAGAGTTTAGATCAACTCTCCTATTTTCTCTAACTCACTGATTACATTAAGTTTTTAACTTGGAATAATCTGTAATATGGATTTGTATTGGCTGTTAAAGAGCCATTTGCGTTTGAATAGAACGGATTCTCAACTTTACCATACCGCGTCTTGAACCCGATCTTTGGTTGGAACGATTGAGGATCTACCGCTCTTACCATTTGAAGAGGTATATAAGGGCAATAGAAGAACCCTGCATCGTAAGGACTCACTCCTCTGTATCCTGTCATTGCTAGTTCCGATGTTCCGGCGCTAATAAAGTAAGGGTCGATATAGACTCTAATACGTCCATTTAACACACCACAGAAAGTATTTCCGGTGTCATCAACAGTCAAATTAGTTGACATTGCTGGAGCGTAGTCTAACACGCCGGCCATTGTTAATGCACTCGCTACATCCGAAGAACATATAACAATATTACCACGGCCTCTACGTGTTTGCTTTGCGATTACGTTGGCTTCGCGTTCTAATTGGAACAGAAGTCCTTTGAACTTCTCAACTGACCAACGTCCGTTGCTATCTAAGTCAAGATCAAATACACCAACTGCTGATGTTTGACCCGCTGCGCAACCAGTCTTTGCAATGTAATACAGATTTCTTACAACTTCTCGGTTGATTTCTGTTAAGATTTCTGCCGATAGGATGTTTGCTAATTCACTTTCCGCATCCAACCCATGAACTGCCTTTAAATCTTGCGCGATTTCAATTGTGTATTCAGCTTTTAAGGCTCTGCTTCCTGCTGTTACAGTGACCTTTTCAATGCTGAATGCCATCTCAGCGAAGTTATTTCCTGATACACCATCACCTAAAGCTTCAGCTAATGTAGTAATCATTGAATGACCCGTTGCATAACCTGTTGCTAACGGTGTACCAGGAGGTGAGAATCCTGAACCAACTGGATCTGTACCCACTTGTGCTGTATATCCTGATCCTGTCCCTGAAGCGTTAGTTCCAGAGAAATTGGTATCAGCTTCATTAAATAATGCTTCGACTCCAGTTTGTCCAGCATATCTGCTTCTTAAAGCAAAAATTAAACCAGTCGGACCACTCATCGGTTGAACACCGCAAATATCATAAGCAACTAAGTTAGGCATCGAACGTCTAACTAAGCTGATTAAAATAGGATCCCAATTAGCAACATTAGCTCCAGTAGCGTTTGTTGGTGCGGCTTCTTGAATAGCCATTAGGGCTTCATGTGAATCCCGTAATGCCGCTTGTTGATTTTCTAACAGTTGAGCCGTTACTTTTCTCTTCCATTTATCTTTAATGGCCGGAATTTCTTCGTAGTTTAGAACCTCTTGCCACTTTTCTACTGCTTCAGTTAAATTCATTGGTTTCATCTATAGTTCTCCTTAAATATCATTAATATTTATAATTTCCATATCCTAGACGTTATTTACTCGACAACCTCAGAGCATTCATAATTGAAGACATTTCTCCGATTGGTGGTATACCTTTAGGATCTTTTTCTTCTGTAAGATTAATTGCTCCTTTAGCTGGCTTTACATGGTAGGATTCTCTTAAGGTTTTAAGACTTTCTCTATAATTATCCGTTCCCTTAAATTCTAAACCTTCAGCCAACTGTTTTAACTTATCCGCTTGAGATGTTGATAAACCAATTGATGCTTCTCTTAGGATTTTTTCTTTCCCGTGAATATCAACTTCTTCCTTTAGGGCTATATTAGCGGTAATTTGTTCATCTAATTTATCTTGAAGTTCCTGTACTCTTTCAGCTAAACCACCGAGTACATCTACCTTATCTTCCGGAATTTCAATATAATGCTCATTGAAAAGGTTCTTCAACTTTGACATAAATTCTTCAACTAATTCGGTTCTTAAACCCATTTCGATGGCTAACTTATTTTCTTCCATCCACTGTTCTACAACAAAATTTAAATAAGAATCTACTTTAGTAGTTAAAGATTCTCGGATATCATTCATACCAGTTTCAAATGTTTGAGTATAATATTCCTCTAATTCCGATATTCTCTTTTCTACAAGAGCCTTAACCCGAAGATTAACGGATGCTTCATAAATCAGGGCGACTTTTTGCTTGAAAGCTTCGGAGATATTTTCTCCGACGAATAGAGCGTTGATATCTTCTTTTACTTCCTTCTTATCAACACCATCATCTCCGTCTTCATCCTCTTCTTCATCCTCATCTTTTTTCTTCTTATCGTTAAGTTTCCCCATGGGTTCGCCTAAACTCAATTTAGATTTTTGGCGAGCATTTTCTTGATCCGCCGTTAAATCTTCCTTCACTTCTTTCGCCTTTTCATCCTTATCATCCGGATCTTCATCCTTATCATCCTCATCATCCTCATCTTTATCTTCGGTTTCCTTTAAATCGGCGGGTTTAAAAGGAATAGTATCATCCTGACATGATTCTGGTCCACAAGCTACTGGTTGTGCTGGCAATGATGCTTGTCCAGGTTTAATACTTTTACCATAATCCGGTAGAGTACCTTTTGGATCTATAATAGCGGGTCCTAGGTCATCCCACGCTGGTTTAACGGCATCTCCTTGAGGATTTCCACTTACATCCTCTTTCAAATTTTTGCGCTTTGTACTCATGATCTCTAGGATCTTTTTTTCAAGCGTTTTTCTCATCGATATTCTCCTTAATCCATTTAATATTTACTAAATTATTTATCATTTTTATGATTTAGAAACAAGTCCTTTCATAAGCCGAGCAAATGACTCTAGTATAGCCGTTTGATATCGTTCGGACATAAGACCTTTTCTTGCTGCTGTATCTAAGCGGGTTTTCTCAGTTTCTAAATGACGTTCTTCAAAAATTCCATTATTCCATACCCATTCAACACCTTCCATTATTCCATTCACAAAGGCGTGAGGCGCTGAAGGATCTGAAACTATATCCGCAGCAGTAGCCAACATAAAATCTTCATTTACATAATTTACACCATTAACCATTTTTAAAGTTCCCATTCCCCTACTTGATACGCCAAATTTAACATTACCTTCTATAAGACCTTTTACTGTTCGTCCATTTGGTGTATCTAAAATCATAGCTTTACCTACATAATTATTACCATCACGTTTCAATTCTGTAATTTTATGTGAAACTCGGTCTAAATTAATTCTAGGACCATCTGGATGCCCTAATTCACCTAAAGCTCTATCTTGTAAGATATAATTGGATGTGTAGCGATCTACTTCTTTTGCTAATATATCTGTCGGATATATACGACCATTACGATTCTTAACATTAGCTTGTAGAAAAATTCCTTGAATGAAATGTCTCTTAGATGAAGGTTCTACTCCTTCTACTAAATAATCAACCGTATCAGTAGTTTCAGTTATAAGTAACATTATTCTTTTATAACCTCCAATTCTTCGTGAAATCTTTGTGGTTTTAATTTAAAGGATTTTTTAAAATGTTTACTTAATCCTGAATGAGTATTACCACTACCCAAATGGGACCATCTAGAGCCAGATTTAGAATGGTGCGCCCAATAAGTTCCGCTTGCTCCTCCAGAATGAATACTTAATTGACTACCATTCGGATGACTGAATGTATGCTTTTTTGAACCACCTTCAACGTGTTTCGTATGGGAATGTCTAAATCCGTATTTGTAAGCCAAACGAGTCATAAAACTTTTAGGCGATAAATAACGTTGAACGTTTCTACCAAATGGAGCGGACATTCCATACATAGAAACCCCAGGTATAGAACTATTAATCCTACCAACGCTTCGCTTTTCTTGTAAATCTTCCGCTTCTTCGTCAATTTCCCGATTAAATATACTAGCGGCAAGTTCCATCCGTTTATCTTGGAGCCTATCTGTAATAATAAGACTTAGACGGTCCTTCATTAAATCATAGGCATTTGTATTTTGCCTAGCATCAATATAGTCTAAAATTCTAGGATCTACCATATTTGCCTCTACTTATCTTTTAATGAAAACTCCACCATCGTATTAAAAGAATTATGACCTTCTGCCAGTCTATCTATAAATATTGCTCTATTTTCTTCATTTAAACTCAACCAAACTTCCAATAATTTGGTAGCTACATTAGGAGTTACAAATGTTGAAGTGTTATTGGTGAAGGTTACAATAGCATCTTCATTACCTTCAACTATATCCGCGAGAGTTGCAATAACACTTTCAACCATTTCGTCAGAAGATTCATCCTCTTCAATATCTTCAACCACTTCCGTAGGTTCTTCATCTGTACCGGTTAACCAGGTACTTGCGATATTAAAATATGATTCTGCCATTTTTACTTGAATTTTTTCTCCAAGTAAATTTTGTAAAGACGAATTACATCCTTCGATACTGCTTTCTTCTACAGATTTAAAAAAATCAACCATAGGTTTCATTTCATAACTCCTTTAAGGTTCTTCTTGCTTTGATTTGGGGAAATTGGGTCCCTGCGCCTGTGGTGTTAATGCCATCATACTAGCTCCGGCGATTTGCTGTGCTAATGCTTGGGTTGCCAACGTATTAGCCATAATTTCTTGTTCTCCTTTTATTTGTTGGTCTATTTCAACAATATCATCTTCAGTTTGTTTTAATACGTTCTTTCTTATCCAATTTATAGAATAATACGTACCAACAAAAGGATTCATTTCTGTTAAGGTAGCAACACGTTCTCTAAGTATTTCTCCTGCTTTTAGTTCCGAATAATAAGATGATTGAGCAAACTTAAATTTTATACCCCTCTTTAAATTCTCCCATTCATCAACTTGGATTATACCTTTTAGTATAAGTTGAGTCTTTAATATTTGGAAAAATAATTGAGTAAATCTCTTTCTTAAACGGACAACAAACTTATAAAATTTGACTTCATCTCTAGAAATTTCAGCCGAACGACCAAGATTAAATCCGCCCTCACTCTTAATTCTAGATATAGGTACATTTAAAGCCCTATATAATTTTTGTTCAAAATACTCAACGTCGGTAATTTCTCCCAGATTTTCACCACCAGGAAGAGTACCTATTTCTGTGCCTTTCGAATTCATTACAAATATGCCGCATGAAAGGGCGAAATTATGATAATCGTGATACTCCTCATTAGCATCAATTGTTAAAGTTCCAACGTCCATTCGTTCGGTTAAAAACTCAATAGATTTAACTTTATGATTATGTGCGGCTTTTACTTGTAAATTGTTTTCCTTTATACGTAAATTATTTTCTAACATCTTTTTAAGACCAGGAGACCATTTAGCAAGATATTCTTCTTTAGAAAGATTTAATTTATCCTGTTCTCTTAAAGCTTTTATTTTTTCTCGACCATTAGTAAAACCGTTCACTATATTTGGATTTACTCTATTGTTGTCGGAGATTTCTTGGCGTCTTTTTAATCCCTCTTCAGTTTCAAAAAATTCTTTACCGGCAATAGAAAGATTCTTACAATGTTCCTCTCGATTTCCATTCTCCCAGGATTTGGTACCCATTGTGGAGTGTAATGCCCAATGTTTCTTTTTATCCATCAAAGTGAGATTTTTTGGACTATTATCAAATCTATTGAGATTATCGTGGTGCACAACTTCATTAATTTCTTTTTTACGATTAAAATAATCGGATACCAATGTATGTGTGAATTTCCATTTTTCGGATTTATTATCAAATATCTGTAAATATTCTCCACTCTTTCTATTTGGAGAAACGTGATGCAATCTAGTGTATAGAGGCATTAAAGAATCACCAACTTTTAAGTCTTTTGCCTCAATTTTTTCACCTGTTCTCAAGATAAATTTATGGTCTAAAGTAGAGGTAACACTTTCATCATTATCTAAAGTAATTTTCATTACTTCCGAATTTCTCCTAGTTATACCAGCCCATGAAATTTTACCAGGTACTATGGTACCATCTGAACTCACACTTAGCGTATAATTTTGAATTCCAGAATTATGTTCTTTGATTAATTTTGATAGCTCGCAAGATCTACCATCTAAAAGACTTATCTTCTCGTCTAGGCAAATGCAACCTTCGCGACGGGGGAGCCAATAGTCTTCCATCATCGATAAGAATTTCTTATCGTCTCTTAATTCACCAGTATTGGAATCATACACCAACTTATTCCGATACTTTAACATAATATCTCTAAGGTATTGTTCGGCTTTTATCTTAGGTAAATTACCAACATCAATGTAAAATATCCTACGTTCCGGCGCCCGGCTTAATCTGTAAATTACCACCGCATCTTCGATATGGCGAAGTTGATTTAATGGTTTTAAAGCTTTATGTAGATGACTTAAAATTATATGTGTTTTACCGGATTCTACTAATCCTGAATGGGAATAAACAATGGAATCCTCTGATATTCGGACTCCTATAACAGCGGTCGCATTTGCGTTGTTTATTCCTCGCTCATTATAAACATAATATTCATCAATTCTATCCACAACTTCAACACCAAACTCATTTAACCTTTTCTTTTGTTCCCGAATCTTTCGTATTCTTCTAGGATCCAAATAACGTAATTCTTTAATACCTTCTGCTGGAGCTTCATTATCTATAATAGTATGGTAAAATAATCTTCCATCAATATACCAACGTTTGAATATGTTGTGCCCTTCATCTCTAAAGTTTAAAAGGTCTAAAACATTATCAAATTCAGCTTTCACGTATTGGCCGAATTCTGGACTATAACCACGTAATGGAAATTCTTCTAGGTTTATTTCTATTACTTGTTCATCTTCCTCACATACAATAGATTCATTTACAATATCTTCAATAGCCGAATCACATTCAGGATGTAATGCGGCTTCTCTATATCTAGTAATTAATTCTACTTCGTTTTTTGCAGTACCATCCATGTCAACGTATGTGCCATAGATTGCACCTGTTTGGAGGGTAAGAGCACCATCCTCATTTGCAGGCATAGCAAACGAAGGATTAATTTCTTTTCCTTTATCTTTTTTACCTAATTGAAAACCAAATAATTGAAAAGCCTCTGATAAAGTTATTTCCCCATTTTGTACTTGGTTTTCTATAACATTAACAAACTGTTCATTTATGATTTGACCTTTAGTATCATTCTTCTTCGTCACAGGACGTCTGTTTGTTTTAGGTTTTTGTTTTGTGGCCATATTAATATGTATGTGGGGGACCGAACGCCTAAGCATCCGACCCCCAATTAAAACAATATTTCAATTATGTGGTAGTATTGCTTGTCCACCATTGGTACTGGAAAGTAACCATAAAACGCTCTAATGTATCGACCGATTCCCACGCTAAATCTATGGAACTAACATTCGACGGCCATGCACCGGTCATAGTATATTCTTTGATTGGTTCTCCACCAATCTTCGCATACTGTTTAACCACCGCATCAACACAATATCCTCTAGGAATTGCTGCGGCAGGACTTCTCAGATTTGCCACATGTTGATTTAATGTATTCATCCACCGTTCAAAGGCATCACGAATTTTGAAATTCTCATCATTAATAACTTGAATATACCAAGGTTCAAATCGTCTATCTCCAGGATATTTTAATTCACGGCCGAAATATGCAACCGGAATAACACCAACATAGTCCGCTGGTAAACTTGATGCTTCAGCTAAAAATGTAACTAACCTAGCGGCTTCGTTATCGATAGCAGCAGGTGGAAATTGCAATTCGATTTGGAATAAATTTGGTCTGGTGCCGCTTCCAACTAGATTCGATCTAAATTCAGTAAGATTAAATGGCATTGTATTTTCTCCTATATCTCTAACTTAAAATTTTCCAACTATTTCTTCAAATGCCACACCGGTACGCACGGCGCAGAAATTAAGTTGGATAAAATTAATACTTCTAGCTGGTTTAACATAAATGTCACCTATAAATCTATTAGTATCAATTACTTCAGGTGTATTGTTTGTGGTATCACAAACCACTTTAAAATCAAAGATTCCTCTACGTCCTTGGACATCTCTTAAAAATGGTTCAATGAGAGTTCGGAATTGAGCCCGAGTAAATTCATCATTAAATTCGAATAAGGTATATTTAGCCGCTGTAGCTATAGATTTTTCTAATACTATGAATAACCTACGAACATTGATTCTATCAAAAGCACTTGGTTTGGATAATAGAGTTTTATCTCCATATAAAACCGTACCTTGACCTTGGAAGGAAACGATAGAATTAACACCGCTCTTATATAATTGATCTCTAAAAGCTTTTGATGGATTCCAAGCTAACTTAACAACGTTCTTCAAAATACCGCGATTTAGACCGGCGAAAGAATACCAAGGATCCCGAATATCATCGGTTCTTGCTGCTAATCCAGCAACACTGCCGTTACATGGTACCCAACGATATCTGTCATTATACTTATCATACCGATAATACCAATTTCCATCCATAAAAGCATAACTTGAAGATGTTAAAGCATTTCTGGTTACAACAATATCGTCCGCTTCATCGCCAGGATTATTAACCACATCTGCCATTAAAGGTGAAATAAATACTACACAATCTTTACGAACTTCGGCGATATTATCGATAGCATACTCGGCTACAGTTGTGCTTGCCGCACCAGTTAAGATTAATCCTACATCTACGGTTTCAGCATTTACAAATTCATCTAATCCAGTTTGAATATCTCCATCTGCTGGTGCGGTTGTTACTCCACCGGTCAAACTATAAGCTACCGTAGGTGTTGTTACTGAATCAACATCAGCGGTTGCTCCACTATCTACACCAACTATTGGTTCATCTTGTACAAAAAGTTCACCTAATGTTGGGGTTATCATTAAAGTATGCGTACCTACTGTCCATGAATCAACTACTGCGGTTTTAATAACATATTCATCTGTTCGATCTACTATAGGAAGAATAACACCATTAGATCCGCCACTAGTAACGGTAAGTGTAATTGTTGGTTCAAGGGTATATCCTGAACCTGGAGTATCAACGTGAGCGGATGCAATAGAACCTGTTGCACCACCGGCAGTAGTCATAATAGCTGTTATAGCCGCAGTACCTATTGGTTCGGCACCTGTTGTAGCATGAAGTGTAATTGTAGGAGAACAAGTGTAATTAGTTCCAGTAGTATCTAATGTGAATTCTGTAATTTTTCCTGTATCCGCACCTGTAATACCAATATGAACATGTCCTGTAGCTTGTGTTGCGCCACTTGCCCCAGTTCTACCTCCACCACTAAATGTTATAGTTGGTGCTTCTGTAAATCCAGAACCCGCATCCACAATGGTAAAACTATGAAGTAAAGCTTCCGTGAGATGAACATGTCCTGTAGCTTGAGTGACTTCGCCATCTATTCCACCACCACCACTAAATGCTATAGTTGGAGGCGTAACATATTCCGTACCCGGTACATCTACACTTAGCGTATCTAATATAGCTTCATAAACAACCACATCTTCATCAGCTTCAAATGTTCCGGTATGTGTTTCGGTTACAACAACTACACTGGTTGACAATAAATCAAATCGCGTTGTTCCGGCTGCTATACCCCAATTAGTTACCGTTGTTGGATGATCCATCCACCAAATATATTTTGAAGTTCTATTAACCACATTCATGTAGTAAATTGAACTTCCATTTGGTGATTTAGCGTCGGATGCTTTTGAACAATAGCCAAACTTCTCTAATATCTCTCCTTGAACACCTGTCCATAATCCGTCTTCATCTACAACCACAACATGTAATTCATCTCTTGTCGCTCCTGTTTTTTCCGCCCATTCCGAAGTACCTGGAGCAGAATCAAATTCATCTTTATATGCCCAAGTTCCATAATTACCCTGATCGGCAATAGAAACTTTTAATGAATTACCTAAAGTACCCGGATATTTTGCGGCCCAAGGACCAACACTGTTGGTACCATCGGCAAATGTGTTCTCGTAATGATCTTCATTTTTAACTAATATTGCGGAACCAGTACAAACAGCATTTTTGGCCGCAGTACCAACAACTCTTACAACAGTAAGGTTATTCGCATAAGCTAAATAATCCGCACAAGTAAAAAAGCTCTTAAAGGTATCATCATTCGGTTTACCGAAACGATTAACTAATACTAATTCGCTGTCCACTAATGTCCTGTCTAGAACAGGTCCCCACTGAAATGCTCCAGCAAATGCTCCACCAGTTGTACCTAAACCAGGAACAACCGTTGTTAGGTCGATTTCACTTACATTCACGGCTGGACTAATTGGAAATCCCATGTTTTTTCTCCTTATCTAATAAAATCATTAAATTTCATATAGTATTTATAGTTTGTGGTATTTTAAAATTGCGGATATCGTTCTGTGAAATCATAAACCGGACGCCATACATCGGTTTCCGTAATTATTTCTTCTGGCGAGTTACCATCATTTATTAAAGGAGGAGGTAACATATTATATTCTAATTGATCCTCCATATCCTGTTGCATGTTTAAACGGATATCCGTTTCAACCATTTCTCTAAAATATTTCTGAGAAGCGACCCACGAAAATATTACCATAGACATAACCAAATCATCGTGGCATCCTTCTTCAGCTTTAAATGAATTTCCAACATTAACGAATGTTGTCATTTCGGCAATAGTGTCATAATCCCAAAGTAAGAGTTTATTGCTTTCAATAAGAGATTTAAGGTTAGCGCATCCGGTCTTCTTAACTGGAGTTGTCATCTTAACCCCAAACTGAGTCGTTTTGGCAAATCCCGCAGATAATTGTTGTCCTGTTCTCCCTTTAATAACACATGTTAGGATATTATCATATTCTAAATCGTAATGTAACATTTGGGATACTTGATATCCCGCATCATTAACTTCTATTAAAACGTGGGCATTATGATATTTTTTAGCTACATTATAAATTGTATTTGGATATATTAAAGGACTAATTAAGTTACTTCGGTATTTAGCCACCACTTTATACGGAAATTCTGTTACATCCACAACAACGAATGATGAGTAATCTAAAGATTTTCCTTGCGCCGTATCGGCGCATAAGACATATTTTCTTGGTCGATTTTCTTTAAATCCATCTCTATCTTCTAAAATATCTACCATAGGATCCTCATATACATCTAATCCATCTTGAGAATATAATGGTCTATGATGAGCATTTGCCAATAAACGAAGTTTCCTCTTTGAAATCAGTGTGTTAGAGGAACCTATGAACTCACAATTATGTGAAACCACATTATTCGCATAATATAAATTATCCTTACCAGAATCCACTATATCATAAAGTTCTATTTCTCCATTTATTTTTTCAATCGATTTAACCCAAAGAGGAGATTCTTTTGTTTTTATGTAATCTTGAGGTTTTAATTGGCCTGCAAATACGATGGAATCATCTAAAGATATGAGGGGATGATTATCAGAACAAGATATTTCTGAATTATCACTCAATAATAACCGAATATGAAAAGGTTTTATTACTTTCCTAATACCAACAAAATCTTCAAATCCATTAGGAGTTAAAATTTTATAACGATTCGGATTTATTAAGATATTAGGAGGTGGCATTTAGTTATCTTGAAGTGCTTGAAGTTTTTCATAAAGGTCACCCATATTCACATCTTCAATATCTCCATTCTCCAAATCTACGATATTTAATATAGTATTTCTATGAAAACACATATATTCTTGTTCAAATTTTTCATCCGATCCCAAATTAGCTATTTCTTGTTCTCGCCATTCTTCATCTCTTCCAGGAACTTCGGTATAATGTACATCTATAGGTATAAATCTACTTATTTTATTAGCCTCAGCTATTTTGCCCTTAGATCTTAATTTTTCTGCATGTTCAGCTTCAACCCACATTTTATGGAAATGGTTCATTCCTAAAGGTGTTGAAACAACCACCACTTTTGTTGTGTTACCTGAAGATACTGTAGGATAAACTGAAGTGAAAAATTGATCGGCTAATGTGTTATCGATATGAGCAAATTCATCCAAAAATATGCATTGAGAGACAAGTATTCCATTTGCATAAAATGAATGTTTATCTGGAATATTTAAAGGATCAAAAACTTCTTCAAACCTATTTGTTTTTTCCTTATAAATTAAAAATACACCCTTTTTAATTTTTTGTCCGATTTCCATTTCTTTGGCTAAAATTTGTTCACCGGTATCAATAAATATTTTTTGATCTTCAGTACATTCTAAAAATGATTCATCCGAAAAATATAATTCAATTATCCTATTTTTGGTTATTATTAAACCATCGAATGATCTAAAGCCATATTCGGATAATATTTTTATACCAGAAAGATTTGGTATAATTTCAGCTTTATGTTTATTTCCGTACTCATCAAGGTAAAATGTTAAAGTGTTTTTCATTTTAATTTACTTCGTCCTAATATAAAACCTTCAGGCACACAATTACCAGCACACATTATAGATTTCTTATTTGTAGGATTATAAAACCATTTTTTACCTAAAGTCATCGATCCTTTAATTCCTTTATTCCAAGGAATATAATCTTTTTTCGCTAAAGACATTTTCCTTTTCGATTCTTCAGATCGTTTCATTCCTATATGTTTTTCTGCTGTCTTACGAATTTTTTCCGGATTATTATTAATTTTACGTATCCATTCCTCACTTTTCTTACGCCCCATTAAAGCTTTAGAAACTTTTTCTCCAAATCCTTTAGGTTTTGATTTACCTCTAGATGCTAAACTCATTTTGAATTTGGTTTCTTCAGATGCTTTTCTTCCTTTATTTGTTAAGGAGCAAGCTTTGGAAAATTGTTTTCTGGCATATTCATATGTGTGAGAATTTTGTAATTCTTTAAATCTACCAGTAGACATAAAATATAAAGCGCATACCATTTTAGCTTTATTTTTTCCTTGAGTCATCTTAACTAAAAGTTTATGTGCTATAAAATGTTCTCTTCCAGTTAAAACTATAATATTTGGTAATTCATTATTACCACCCAAACTTTTCGGTATTATATGATGAAATTCGGTATATTTGTTGGTAGATTTTTTTAACAAATTTCTATTCAATGCCTTTTCCATTAAATAATTATAAATTTTGGTATATTTGTTTTGTAGAAATATCGGATAGATTTCTAGATGAGTTCGCACACTATTATTTATAAGTTTATTTTTTAATTCCTCTATAGATATTTCCTTTTCTACACCATTTTCTAAAATGGTTATTTGGGTACTACCAACAACGCAATTATAAGAACCTCCACGAACCGAAGCGCTTGAAGTTGCAGCAGCTTTAATCTTTGATCCATTTTCTAATTCAATATTTCTTTTATTCCACGTAACAATACCTTGTTGTAACCATACAGGAAGATGTTCATAGGCTAATTGTAAACGAGAAAGTAATTCTTGTGCCGTATCAGCCTTATTAGCCAAAATCACAACACTAACTAAAGGATTAAAAAGTATATAATGTAATAAATACGAAAGTATAACCGTACTTTTTCCTGATTGTCTGGGAATTTTACATATGGTGAAACGATTATTGTGTACGGTATTAATTATTTTTTCTTGAAAATCCCAAAGATCAAAGGCAATTAAACCTCTATCAACATGAACAATTTTGATATATTGACGAATAAAATAGATGGGATCTTCCGCACATTGGATAAATTCCTTTATTTGTTCTTCTGTATATCGTATTGTTATGTTAGTAGTTTTTAATTTTGGATTACCTAAATAACCCTGTGATTCACTCATTTTCACTCCAACCTATAATTTCAACAAATGTTGAAATTATGGTAATTGTAAAGTATATACTGATATATCCACACTACCTGCTGTTAAGAAAGTAGCATCGAAAATAAGCGTACCAGCCAAAGCACCAAATAATGTACTATCGATAGGGATGGTAAATGTATCATCGCCAGTTTTAGTTGCAACAAATGTACCATTAACCGATACCCACGTTCCAGTTGCTCCAGATATGGTAACAGTATTTCCATTTACTAATCCGTGCGCTGTGGAAGTAAATTCTACAGGAGATGCATTAGTAGCGGCACTAATTGATACGGTTTCATCTCCAACGTCCGTATCACAGATTAATCTAGCAACAATGTTACTTGAAGCCATAGTCGTACTTTTAAATAACGCGGTATCTGAAAACGTTGTATTACCTACAGCCTGGTAAATATCAAATGCCGATACATATTGGTCGCAACTACCACTACCATCACCAATACTAACGGTCATTGAAGATGCACCGGTTCCTCTCCAAGCAACGGAATGCTTTATAGTTATACCAACAATTTTAGCTCTTGCCGCTAATGTAGCTAAAATAATATCAACATCCGTATCCGCAACTTTAAAATCCGCATCAAGATAATCTACAGTATATGTCCTAACGGAAGTAATTGGTAATCCACCGGTATACCAGGCACCAATATTAGCAATGGTGGCTGCACTGACACCACCCACTTGAGAAACGGTAGGATGAGGATACGTACCGGTTAAATCGCCATCTGTTATAGCTTGATCGGTTTTTATTACATTTCCTAAATTTACACCCAACTCTTCCGCAATAGCCTTTATTTCGGAAGTAATTTGGTTATGATGATAAGCCTCGATAAATCCATATACAGAACTTCCTATAATATGTCCGACCGGTGTTGTACCACCAAAACCTCTCGTAGCGTCCGCATAGGTATTTGAAACTTTAGAACCTACATAAATTAATTCCGAATCAATTAAGATTATGCACGGTACCGCAAACGAATTTGCTACTACAATACCAGTAGTCTGACTATTATCCATAGTATTGGATAAAGTAGTATATGCATCGTTGGTAGCTACCATCAATGTAGAATCTGTTGGTAATGCTGATGGGAATACTGCTGTATTTGGATTAGACATTGTATCCTCTATGTTGCTGACGCCACTTTAATTTTTTTAGCTTCATTTATCATTTCTAATAATTGACCCGTATTACCGGCAAATACAAATTTTTCACCGGATTCTTTTTCTTGTATTAAAACCGCATCATCTTTCCCTTTTAAATTTTTCATTTTTTCTTGTAATACTATTAAAGCCGTAGCTACTTCTGAAACCGATTTTATTAATATAGCAGCTACTTCAAATACTCGCGGATGTTCGGCTTCTTCTGCCAAAGCCAATACATTATTAACAGCTTCATTACCTCTATCTAAAAGATGATGGTATGTTTTTCTAGCGTAATCATAGTCCTCTAAAGTATGTATAGTGATATCAGTTGGCCTGGATGGTCTTTCCATTAACTGTGGTTTTGTAATTGGTTCTAATTCTATACATTCCAATTCATGGTCTTCCAATATATCATTTGCTCCTTCGAGAGCTTCAGTCAATTTATCATGTACGGTCTTTTTTGATCTAGGCATATTTAAGTATATACTTCATATCCAAATTCAGAATTATCTAATTCAGTTGGATCCCATTGTACAGATGTACGAGGATCTAATTGAAACATATCTACATTCGCTACATATGTAGCTGTTAATGTTTGTATTTCTCCATAAAATGGTCCCGTAGCACCCGTATAAATAACGTTCCTCGTTTCACGTAGTGCAACATCATCTTTTCTAGCAACATCATTTATTTGTACTCCATATACAGTAGATAAACCAAAAGTATTAAAATTAAACATATCACATGCACCTGTTACAGATGAGTAATTGTAAGTTGTATCGCTATCATGAGGATGTTCATCGACTTGTAGGTAATTTGATCCGGTTATACCAGTAGAAGAAGTAAAATCGGTTAAAGGAATACTACTTATAGCATTTGGAAATTTAGTTACAACTTTAACTTCACCTAAAAAATCATCCCATGGCGGATCGGTCGCACCATCACAAATATAATAATCATCTATATCAATAGATTCACCACTTATACAATATAAAGTAATTTTATTAGCGTACGCATTTACGGAATTTTGAGTGTCTCCTGATCCGGCGGCGATTCTTACTTTTCCATCTACCTTCAATTCAAATGCTCCAGAATTACCAATAGTCACTTTTACTTCTATATAATGCCAAACATAGGGTTTAAATCTCCACGATCCAGTATCACCTAATATAGCGTCAGTACCACCATGTTTTATTGAAATTATACCTAATGTAGAAACATTAACATAACATTGGAGTGTAGCACCATCGTAAATCTTTAAAAAAGTACCCGGTGATGTAGTAAACACCGTCGTAATGAGAGCTACTCCAACTATCCAAGTTTCTTGATTATCAAACGATTTTGTTATTTTCGAGAGACCTTTACTTTTACCACCAAATCTTCCCGAATGAGAATTACTACTCTGGACTGCACTCCCCACATCATACCTAATTTCATCCTGTGCGCTATCCCAAGATTCCATTCCATCAAACCATCGTAATGACATATTATTTTCCTTTATACTATTTATAATGTTATTTTAAATCCAGCAGTGCAACTATCCCATTCATTTTTCGTCCACAAACTATTTGTTTCTGGATTTAAAAATAAATCTTTAGAAATAATTATATAATCTACGGATAACCCATCCGAATATATGCTGTTTTCATTAAGATATATATCCAAAAATCTATAATCAGAATCATCTTTTCTAGCAACTACCAAAAATCTAATACCGTGTATCATATTATAATTATAATCAAGATCTGAAAATTGGTAGTTTTCGCGCGCATTTAAAGTGGATGATGTAATATAAGTCGTATCTCCATTATTTGTGGATAAGTTGGAAAAATTACTTCCTGTAATTGCCGTAAAATCATTTGGAGAAAGTTCTGCATTTGGAACATAATATATAACTTTTGATTCACCTAAAAAATCATTTTGTATTGTACCAGAACCATCACATATATAAAAATCATCATAAAAATGTTGATATGCACCGGCCTGGCCTGGAATTGTTATATAATTAGCGTGAGCATCTATATTTTGTGTATCTCCTGTACCAATAATCCAAGGTATTCCATTTACCCTAACTTCATATGAACCCGAATTATCAATAACCACTTTGACTTCTATATAATACCAAGTATTATTTACAAGTTTTAATGAATCACTATTTTTTAATAATGTTCCATTTCTATTAAATGTTAATGTTCCGTCATTAGTTATCGAAAGTTCTACTTGTGCGACTCCGCTATCTTTAATTTCGAGTATTGGAGCAACAGAAGCAACATCAAAAACTTTAAACGCAAAACCAACTATCCAAGTATTATTGGAATTTGGAAAAGTTTTAGATAAAGTATCTCCAGGTGAGGTATTGTACACACGTATACAGTTTCCCCCAAATCTACCGGTAGTAATAAAAAAATCACATGAAGAACTAGAATCCCATATAGTACCAGCATCCGAGTTAACCGCGTAAGAATCGAATCCATCAAAAAATTTTAATGCCATATTTTCCTATAAAATATAATGGGGATTATTTATCATACTATTTTTTAAACGTGTAGAAACCAAAATCGCTACACCCATATGCGTTACTCTAATATTTGACACCGAAGAACTAATTCCTAATGCTTCAACGGCAAATGCGGTTTCTCTAACATTAGTTATAGGTCCTTTTCCTAATACCTCAACGGCAAATGCGGTTTCTCTAACATTAGTTATAGGTCCTTTTCCTAATACCTCAACGGCAAATGCTGTTTCTCTAACGCTCATGAATATTAAGCTCTAGGTAAAGAAAAATCTAAACTTACCAAATGTCCATCACCACTCATAGTATCACTTCCAGATTTTCTACCAAATTTGAAAAATAATTCTTCACCAGCCGCTATACCCGTAATTGTAAATGTTCCACTTACAACATTAAATTTATTAACCGTACCATTAGGAATATCAACTAAACTATTGGCGCTGCCCCATGCAGGATCTTTATCTTCTGTTTCTGCCACGGAAGCAAAATATATTTCCCACTGACAATTTCCGCTTGTAGCCGATGAACTATACCAAACGGCTTTTACCGTTACATCTGTACCTGTAAAAGCTAATGGTATAGTAAAATGATCTTGTACATATTCCACAGTCCCAAATGAAGCGACTCCCATAATAACATTTGTACCTAATATAGCCGTTGCATCTGGGGCACCAGTAGATGGAGTCGAAAATCCTATAGATGCCGAACCGGCTTGTACCACTCCACCTTTATATGTTACTATGGCAGGAAAAAGACTTCCCGGTCCTTGTGGTCCTGTAGGGCCTGTTGCTCCAGCACCTATAACATTTGCTCCACTAACACCAAAAAAAGTTTCAATAGCTTTTACTTCGGCAGCTAACTGATTAAAATGGTATGCTTGTACAAAAACATCAACTTGTGCACCAGCGGAATGTGTTGCCGCACTAGAACTATCAAATCCTCTACCATCACTTTTTACTGTTAAAGTTAATGAATTTTTAGATTCTATTAGTATAAATTCCGAATCAATTCTAATAATTGCGGGAACACTTAGATCCCCATTACCTACAACTATAGTTAAAGTACTAGCATCTATTGGATTCGTAAGTGTTGTGGAAAACGAATTAGTTGCTACTGCTAAATCTATATCGCCTGCTAATGCTGCTGGAAATTTTGCTGTATTTGGATTAGCCATATTAACTATTAACCCTATTTATGTTAACTACTCTACCTATAATATCGTCTATAGGTAAAAAACCAAACTGCTTCGAATCAAACGAATGTTTATTTGTACCCATTACAACCACATATCCTTCGGGAATTGTCTTTTCTCTTGCCCAATCATCCCAAACTATAATTTGAATATTGTTTAACTCAATTTTATATTCATTAATAGATAAAATATTATCATGTAGATTGATTTTATTACCAGGAACTCCCATTAAAATTTTTATTACCAACGGTTTTGATACCGTTTCAAATATTATCAAATCTCCTACTGATGCTGAAAACACATCTTCTACTTCTACTTCATCTCCATCATCAAGTATTCCTTTTAGCGAATTACCCCTAACCACCAACTTAATCATATTAATTTTTTAAGAATAACATCACATTTACCGTTATAGCTGGAAGCGGCGATGAGGGCCAATTGGTGTCTATCTGCGTCCAGCGAGCCGTAATTACACATGTTGTAGTAAATGTTAAACCCAAATCCAATAAAAGTGCGGGAGAACTACGTCCACCATTATCATACATTGGTTCAGTATTTCCATAAGAAAATAAATCCGAATGTTTCCATGTAGATGTTACTCCATCCAAAATAAAATCATAATAAACTAGATTTGTATAATTCGAAAGAGGAAGATACCACGGCATCATTCTAATATATCTAACAACACCTATACCAGAAATATTAACTGGTGTTATAGAACTCGCCGGCAGCAGGGCCGGCTGGGTACTAGTATATATAGCCGTGTAATTTGTCATCCTTTGGCTTCCTCCACCAACGGCTCCATCAACATACACCTTATTAGCAATATCCGTACTAGCAATAGGAGTCACAATTTTTGCTCTTCCAGAAGAATCTCTCAATATTACGGTATTTGCTGTGGCATTTGCCGTTTCTCTTCCACCAGTACTTAATACTCCACCAGAAGTTCCTGTTGTATTTCCGGTGTTGGTTATATAATTAGAATTATTTGGAAAGATTGATATATTTGGTATTGTACCTGTTAATAGTGACCAAGGTAAACTAGTAACCATGTCAGCCGATATTGTTCCTGTAATTTTAGACCCATCTATACTTGTCAACCAAGAAGGATTTGAATATGTCCCCGAAGTATAAACTCCGTTTGTTACGGTATCGGCGTTTCCTTGAAGATGTCCTATAAAATCTGTAGCTGTTATTTTTCTAGCAGCAAAATCACCATTTACATCTCTATAAGCTAATGTATTTGGCGTATTTACACTAGAAAAAGGTGTAACAGCGCCGCCACCAGCAGATACACCATCTAATTTTAACTTATCAGCCGCGGACATAAATCCGGCTACAGATTGAGAAGCATTGGAATGTGTGTGGTTGTATAATTGTGTCCAATCTGCCGCACTCATAAATCCAGTAACAGAACCCGAAGCTGGATCGTGAGTATGTGAAGCTAATGCTAGAGGAATTCCACCGGATGTAGTACCATCAAAAATAATAAGGGTTTTTCTGGTGATATCAACAGTAAATTCTCCAATTCGTCCAACTAATGTTGATAAATCGGATGTAGAATAATACGTTTTACGAACTGCTGTTTGGCTCATAGTCTTCCTAAGAATATTTAGTAAAGTTTATAAAAACATTTGCATTCTTCATGGTCATGTGATATAATATATTTATGGGTACAAAAAACGTCTTAATTGATGTAAAAGAGAAAGATACTTGTACGGTAGTATCTATTAAAAAACCTACTTCTCGATATCTTAATGAATTCCTAAATTTAAAATGTGCTCCTGATTTACTGCTAATGGAGTTGTTTCCAAACGTAAAAGAGATAACAGAAAGTTTTGCCACTTATAGAGCATTTTTATACCACTTTGATCGTTCTTTACCACTTCACGATAAAGATACTATTTTAATATCGGTAGGTGATGGGCGAACTCCGAGAACTGCGGCCACATTTGCATATCGATCTAGGTTCGAATGTCATAGTGTTGATCCTT